TTAGTCACATTCACGCTTTCGTGATGAAACTGGTTAGATATGCGTCCAGAACATAGGAACTGTGGCAACACTGTGATTGAGGTATGCAACAGACGCATAACTATCGCGCTGCACCATTGGATTAGAAGCTTGTCTATGTGCCATGCGACCGCACCCATGCCAACCCTCTGCCGTTTGAACCCCTATCCCTTGCCTATCCTTGCCCATCCTACGGGCTATTGCCGTTGTGCGGTGCAGCAATCAGACTGATGGAACATATATAGAACGATACCTATAGTTCTACTTATGTTCTTTCTTACTTAATAGCCTACCGAACTAACGTATCCTTATATCATACAGACATAAGTATATCTTATGGTTGCTGGCTCCATAAGTATTACTTATGTATAACGTATGTATTACTGTAACTTATAACATATGGTGTACGTAATACCGTATACCGTAAGATATCTTACGAGCTAAGTATCTTACGCAATACTATTGTATGCAATTGGTTCGCAGGCAATATTCTCACGTCCGATTCAATCGTATGCGATGCAAAACACGGTCATAGGGGGCCGGGGGTCCCTTGATCGCGCATGAAGTGCAATCCAAAAATATCTCACAGAAATTTAGTAAGGAAACCACAACATCACCATAACGATACAAATCCCTGTCCAAGTATAACAAACCCATCTTACCATAATCTTTTATTCTTCCATACAAACCCTAAGTAACTAGCCAAACCTAATATACTTAAGCAAACTACGATTATCACTGCAAACACTTCTAAATCATTCATAACACTTCCTACAAAAAATCCCGTGGTTAGGACCTAACCCACCAAAGTTATCTAAATTTAAATCAATCTTGCATACCCTGCACCGATATGACTCTACAAATTCCTTAAACCACTTATCATCGAGTTGAGCCTCTGAGAGCCTCTGTGGTGAAGCAATAGGGGGTAGAGCTACCATGGTAGCCTTCTTTCATTTAAACGCATCAGTGACCTTCTAATTGAATCCTAGGGCCTATCTACAGTCAATGGTAGGTACGTTTGCTTTCTCCGCCAACTCAACCATCATATTAGTCCCTTTTCCACCCTTAAAAGCTATAACCATGTCTGGTTTCCCTTTTTCAAGCATCTCTGTATTCCGTACATACCCTGCTCTACTTCCATACTGTTTCCAGTCTGCTGGATAGGGGCTTTCTTTAATGTTATTCCATCTAGCCCAGACTCCTGCGAGTCGGTCAGCACCTTGTGCAGCACCGTGGATAACTTCTGTGAAATGATTCTTATCATGGAGATCATCTAGTTTTTCTTTCATTCTTGGCCAATCGTCGTAATCTCGACCACCACATACTAAAACACGCATTTCTTGACATTTCTTTCATTTTCTGCTATACTATGCATTCGTAATTCCTGTGGTACATTACCACAAACAAGAAAGTAAATCAATGGCTATTTATAAGAATCGTGAAGTCACCGTCGGTGCTATCACGCAACCCGTCCACAGTATCCCTGACGAGATCATCTACGTCACGTATCCTGATGGTAATGGTGAGAACGTCAAACTAAAGGATGTTTATTTCACTGAAGACGAAAAGAAAGCAATCGAGAAGAACTATCCTAATAGTAAATACGATAACGTCAACACCGTCAAGGATGAAGACGTCAAGAATGTCCGGTTGGGTATTCCTCCGTCCTACGATACGTCTGCCAACGAAGTAGCGGAAGCTCAGGCTCTTCGTCAACATCAGGCTGAAGCTAATCAGAAAGACATGGAACGCCGTAAGGCAGAAGCTGACAAGAAACTCAGTGATAAGCTTAAAACTACGACTACTACTACGACTACTCCGGTTAAGTCTCCCCCACAACCCGTGAAGACTAGTTGGCCCAAATGAATCAAGTCTTCCATTTCATTAAACTCGCAATCGCAGTCTGCTCCGGTATAGCCGCAGTAGTCTGTCTATTCGTTCAACCCGGCTTGGTTGTCCCACTATCGGCGATCTCCATTGCTTGGTCCCTGATGCCTGAATGAACCGGCATCGTCACTATCGTGACCGTAACTGGTTACAACTATATCTCCTCCACGAACTTAATATCAAGGTAAATCTACTCATGGCTACAATCCAAGACATCAATGCTGCAGTCGCTGCTCAATCGACTGTAGAAGACTCAATCATCGTTCTTTTGAACGGTATTGTCCAACAGCTTAAGGATGCTCAGGCTGCTAACGATCCGGCTGCTCTCGATAAGGTTATTGCTGATATCACAGCGAATACCCAGAAGCTTCAGGACGCTGTTACCGCTAACACCACCCCCGTGGTGTAATCGTATGGCTATGTCTGTCGCTAAAAAGGCCGATATGGCCAGAGATAAGAAACTTGGAATCAAAGAAGGTTCCAAGAAAGACAAAAAGAAAGACAAGAAGGTTAAAGGCTATAAATAACGTCCCTGATCTTTCTAAAAAGACTAATCAGCTCCAAGAGAGTCTAGAACAACTAGACCTCAAGGGGCTGTTAGTCCTGAATGGTATTATAACCCAACAGGCATTGAAGCTCATCCTTGATTCAGAAGCGGCTACCGCGAAGTTCAAGAACCCTCTTCTTATGCCCAACAAATCGTTGATCTAATGTATGTAATTACTAACATGACTGACAAAGATATCATCATCGATGATGTCTCACTTCCTCCAAAGAAACAATATTCCATAGAACATATTACTAAAGATATGTTGTATGCTAAGGAAAGAGGTGATCTTCGCATTCTTTCAGGGGACGAAACTCTAGAAGAGCGTCGTGCTGACATTAAGGCGATGGGCAACCTAGACCTTCGGTGACAAATGGACAAGATACCTGATGTGATTTTAGTAGGGTTGTCTGTAGGTGTCTTCGTAGGAGGCACTGTATGGGGGTTAGCTTGGTGGCTGTCTAACCAATTCTCAGGGATTAAAAACTTCGTATTTCAGCAAATTAAAAGTGTTGAACAAACTATTCTTGAGAAACTCGAATACCACGAAAGACATGACGATATAAGGTTCTCTGGTCTCGATTCTAGAGTCACAAATATCAGAGATGACCTTTGGAATATGCGCGTTCGTAACGCAGCTATCAAAGGAATTTACGTCAATACTGACGATTCTCAATTAACTCCAGTTTCTAAAAAAGTAAAGAAACTCTATAAAGAAGAACAAGACTAGTGGCATATACTGGATTACACGCTGCAGATGGTTCTATTAATATCGCCATCGTCAGTGGAGCAGCCTATACTGGTTCTATAAGTGTAGACGGTGCTCAAAATGCTATCGTAGCTCCCGGTGGTAGTTACGTTGGTTCTACTCACCCTTGTGGTGCAATCTATATAACTAATTCTCCTGCTCCTGTAGGAGGTATTCCAAACCCAATTAGGGCACCTGATGGTAGTCTTAATTGTTCTGTCTCCCCCTACACTAATGGCGGACAGCACGTAACAACCGTCGCTGGCGTCTTCCCATAAAAGGTAAAAATGGCTCTCTATTCTATTAATAACAAACAGGCCGGTACGCAGCAGAATCTCGCTGCTTCTCCCGGTAAGACTCTACTTAATCTCACTGCTCTCACTGGTGCGGCTACGCTGAAGCGTGGTTGGATTTATGAATGGGAAGTGGGTGCAGATGGCGCTCCTAACGCGACTGATTGTGCTATCACGTGGGAGTTCATTCGTAACACCACAGTTGGTACTGGTACTGCTGTAACTCCATCTCCGATGGATTTGGCTGATACTGCTGCTGGTCTTGTTGGTACTGCCAACCATACTGTAGAGCCCACTATGGGCGTCTCTTTGATGGCTGTAGCACTTAACCAACGTAACTCTCAGCGTTGGATTGCACGTGACGAGAAATCAGCAATGATTGTTCCTGCCACTACCGTCACTGGTGTTGGTTGTCGTGCTTATTCTCCTACTTACACTTCGACTGGCGTCGCGACTTTCTTCTTCGTAGAGTAATCCATGCGCCAAGCGCAAGGATATACTATCATTACAGGGCCTGATCCGGGAACGGGTGAGCGGGATACGTTCACCTGTGCCCACTGTAATCGTGTAAAGGTAGTCAGACCTATGATGCGGGCTGAAGACATGGGTGGTATTTGTCATCTCTGTGGAGATAAACACCGCCCATCCTTCATCTGTGAGAATTGTGTAGGCAAGGGATGCGATCCCTTCGAAGAGAAAATGAAAAGAATGGAGGCGCGTGAGCGTCTCAGAGTAATTTAATGTCTAAGCTATATAACTTAGCTCGGGTTAATACGACAACTACAGGAACTGGGACAATTACTTTAGGAACTCCAGTTGTAGGGTTTTTGGCGTTTTCATCTGCTGGTGTTGTCGATGGTGATACTGTTTCTTACGGTATCTTCGATGGGGCTAACAGCGAGACGGGTACAGGAGTTTATACATCTTCTGGTACTACTCTTACGCGTTCTGTTACTGTGTCTACTAATAGCAATAATCCTATAAGTTTAACGGGTCAAGCTCAAGTATATATAACACCCAGAGCAGAAGATTTCGCAAGTCTTGTCAATATAGGTGAAATTAAGTTTATTGCCTATAATAGAGTTCCTGCGTTTTTTCTATCTTGCGACGGGTCTCAAGTCTCTAGAACGACATATGCAGCACTATACGCTGTATTAGTTGTTTCAAGTGCAGTAACTATCACTAATGCTTCTCCAGCTGTAGTCACTTGGACTGGAAATCAATTAAGAGATAGCGATCCTATTTTACTTACTACTACAGGCACTCTTCCTACTGGTTTATCTACAGGTACTAAATATTACGTGGTTAGTAATGCTGTAGATGGCACAGATAAATTTAGATTAGCTACTTCCCCCGGAGGGACCGCGATCAATACTAGTTCTGCAGGTTCTGGTGTTCATACTGCTATTAATGCTCCTTGGGAAGGCACTGCAATAGGAAACGGTTCAACTACCTTTACTCTTCCTGATTTGCGTGGAAGTTTTGTACGTAGTGCAGATAACTCTTCTGGCTTTGACTTTCTTAGAAGTTTTGGAACTTTACAGACTGATGCTTTCCAAGGTCATATACACAGCAACACTGGCCTTAACTCTGTAAATAGTACTAACGCTGGATTCGGCACAAGTAACGCTCCTACAGTTAATGCTTTCTTGAATAAGGATGTCGCTATTACGGTCGGGAATCCAACGACAGATGGTTCTAACGGAACACCAAGAACAGCTCCAGAAACTAGACCACGTAACCAAACTATGTTGGGTGTCATTCGATACGCCGCTTATTAATATGAGTTAAAATGGCTCTTCTCGGCTTTGATGCAATAGGTCAATTTGCTCTTGGCCAGATAGGACCTCTTCCTCCTACTTTACCCTTTAGCAGATGGGATAGCAGCAATCGAAATAGAAATACTGCACTACAGGTAACACAAAGCTTTGTGGCGGTTCCTGTTGTATTACCTACATCAGTATTTACGTCATTTAGTCAACCTTCTGCTAAGAAGCAGGTAACTCACAATCAAGGGTTCGTAACTCAACCTGTAGCTCAAGTAGTTGCAGTAACTCCAGTATTTACAGGGTTTAGTCAGCCTCAGCCTATTAAGGCTAAAAGTAATACTGATGTAAACTTCAGAATACTTCGACCTGATGCGGCAACGCCGGGTCCGTTGGTATTCACTAGATTCTCTGAACCTTCTTTTACTAAGGTCAGACCTCAGACAGACTTAACTACTCAACTTCAACCCATAGTGGTTGCAACTACAGTAGTTGCTGGGGGAGACTTTTCAGACTTCGACTTAGTTCAAACTAAGAAGAATCTGCAACAAGGGTTTACAGGATTTGTCTCAGTACCTCCAGTACTGACTACTGTCTTCTCTTCGTTTAGTCAGCCACAAGTTGCTAAAATTGTCAAAGAAGGCAACGTAAGCACTTCACTTACGACAGTTGTTCAAAGTACAGTCTTTGGAAGATTTGATCAACCATTAACGAAGAGAGTCTTACAACAAGACTATTCTTTCGTTAATCTACCAGTTGTTCAGGTTGTAACCCAACCTTTCGTCTTCTCAGACTTCGGAATGCCTAAGAAGGCTGGATTAATCCAACCTGATTTCTTAGTCACTCCTGCCTTCCTGACTCCTGTAGTTACTACAGTTAATTTCTCTGGTTTCTCTGACTTTGGAGTGCCAAAGAAATCTGGAATTATCCAGCAGGACTTCTTAAATAGTCCTATATTGCCTGTAGTTCAGAACTATGTATTCACACAGTTCAGCCAGCCACAGATAGTAAAGGTTTATCGAGAAGGTTTTACGAACGCCCCTTTTGTGGCGTCCGACATAAAATATATCTTCTCTCCGTTTGCGCAGCCGCAATCGAAGCAGGTATTGCAGGTTGACCAATCTTTTGTCAATCTACCTGTAATAGTCCAAGTTGTTCAACCATATGTCTTCACGACATTTGAACAACCACAGTTTAAGAGATCACCGCAGCTAGATGCTTCGGTGCAGTTTGAAGTTCTCCAACCGGCTTTCGTTCCCTCGGTAGTCGTATTCACAGGGTTCTCAGACTTCGGTTATGTATTACACCCGTCTTACTTAGCTGCTCTTCAATCAGGAATATCGTACGATATAATCGTACCAGCGCCTGAAGAACCTTTTGTCTTCGCTGGAAGATGGCATAAGTTAGAAGGTGGACTTAAACCTAATGTTATTAAACTTGATTCTAGCAATCTAGCAGAAGTAGTTCATAACAGAAACTCTAACGAACTTATTGTTAAGTTCCAAAACGATAAAGTCTATCATTATTCCAACGTCGATGAAAATAAGGTCAAAAGTCTAGTAAACGCGAAATCTTCTGGAGGTTACCTCCATGATCAGATTAAAGGTAAATACTTTACTACCCGAATTAAATGAAGAAATCAGATTTACAGACAGCACGAGATAAACGTAAACTACAAGCTTTAAATAGCTTCGAGTCTTACATCAATCTTGTTCAGCCTAAACGAATGCTTGGTAATATCCACAGGGAAGTAATTTCATGGTGGACTAGCAGCAATGCTAAGAAACATATGTTACTTCTTCTGCCTCGCGATCACATGAAAAGCGCGCTTATCGCACTATGGTGTACTTGGATGCTTACTCGCAATCCAAGTCTCCGTATCCTTTATATTTCTTCTACTAGTAATCTTGCTACTAAGCAGCTGAAGTTTATGAAGGACATTCTCACTTCAGACAACTATCGTATCCATTGGCCTGAGATGGTGGAGAAGGAAGAGGCTAAGCGTGAGAAGTGGACTGAACGAGAAATCTCGGTAGATCACCCTCAAAGGAAGGCAGATTATATACGTGACCCCAGTATTTTCACAGCGGGTCTTACTTCGAATATTGTCGGTATGCATTGCGATATCGCTGTTATGGACGATGTTGTCGTGTCTAACAATGCTTACACTGAAGAAGGTCGTGAGAAGGTTAGGGACCAATACGGTCTATTGGCTTCGATTGAAACTGTAGATGCTATGGAAATGGTTGTTGGTACTAGATACCACCCATTGGATTTGTATTCTTCGTTGTCGTCGATGGAGCGGGAAACATACGACACATACGGAAACAAAGTAAGGTCAGATGAAAATCAACTATTCGACATTAAAGAATATCCCGTCGAGACTGTGGGCGATGGTACGGGGGAATATATATGGCCCCGCAGTCAGAGTACAGACGGGAAGTGGTACGGGTTTAATCAAGAGGTTCTCGATACAAAACGATCCCAATACCTTAACAAAGTACACTTCAGAGCCCAATATTACAACGACCCACACGATATTGATTCTTCCCCTATCCAACGGGATTTATTCCAATACTATGATCAGAATTACCTCGCCCGCCGAGACTACAACTGGTTCTTTAAACGAGAACGACTTAATGTGGTTGCGGCCGTTGATTTCGCGTATTCAACTGGGCAGAAATCCGACTTCACATCAATCATTGTGTTGGGCGTAGACGGGTTAAACAATTACTATATCCTTGAGATTGACCGTTTTAAGACAGATAAGATATCTGATTATTTCCAGCACATTCTCAAACTATATGAGAAATGGGGATTTAGAAAGATACGCTGCGAAGTATCAGTCGCACAGCAAGTTATTGTTAAAGACCTTAAAGATAACTATATACGTCCTCACGGGCTATCGCTATCGGTAGACGAATATCGTCCTTCCCGATGGCAGGGTTCTAAAGAGGAACGTATCATGAGCATCCTCGAACCTCGATATGCTAACCATCAAATTTGGCATTACCAAGGTGGTAATACTCAGGTTCTTGAAGAAGAGCTAGTATTTGTTAATCCAGCACATGATGACGTCAAAGACGCACTGGCGTCTGCAATAGACTTTGCAGTTCCGCCTATGAATTTATTTTCTATTAAAAAGAACACAGACCAACCTATGCAATACAACCAACGATTTGGCGGAACAATATGAGATTAATTATACCGATTATAGTATTAATCTTAATAGCTGTTGCTGCTTACGCATTTAAAGATGTTCTATTCGGAATTGGGTATCACTAATGACCGGGAAGGTCCTTGAACTAGAAAACATTCTTAGTCCCGATCTGCTTGCTACCCGTCTGACTGAAAAGTACGTTGAGTGGGATACACTCCGTAATGTCTGGAAGAATGATAAAGAGGAGATACGTCGTTATGTTTATGCTACCGATACAAGCCAGACGACTAACTCAGCAAATCCTTGGAAGAACCGTACCACAATCCCCAAGCTTTGTCAAATTAGGGATAATCTCTACAGTAATTATACTGCTACATTGTTCCCTAAACGCAAGTGGTTAATCTGGGAGGCAAATGAAAGAGACTCAAACTCATCTGAGAAACGTGATTCTATTGTCAATTATATGTCTTGGGCTATTGAGCAGCCTAGCTTTAAACATGAGATTGATAAGATCATTCTGGATTACATTGATTTCGGGAACTGTTTTGCCACTGTAGAGTGGCAGGATTACCGAGTCGAACAATCCTTCGGTACACAAGCGGGTTACATCGGTCCTTCGGTACGTCGTATTAATCCTCTAGATATGGTGATGAATCCTACAGCAGAAGACTTCAGTTCTTCTCCTAAGTTCGTTCGTTCTATAATCTCTATGGGTGAACTTAAGTCGATGTTAGACCGGATGTCTAACGATGAGAATCGTGCAGAGTACGAAGAACTTTATAATTATCTTAAGAAAGTTAGATATCATGCGAGAACCTTCGAAGGTGATTGGTCTCAACGGGATCGTCTTTATGCCATGGATGGATTTAGTTCCTTCCGCTCTTATCTTCAATCGGATTATTGCGAAGTATTAACTTACTATGGGGATTGGTATGACCACTACACTGACACGTTTGAAAAGAATCGAGTCATCACTGTCGTGGACCGACATAAGCTTATTGGTAACAAACCTAACCCTAGTTTTTTTGGCCAACCTCCTATTTACCACGTCCCATGGAGGAAGCGACAAGATAATCTTTGGGGGATGGGTCCCCTCGATAACCTTGTTGGTATGCAGTACCGTCTTGATCATTTGGAAAATATGGCTGCGGACATCTGGGACCTCACGGCCTACCCAGTACAAAAGATCAAAGGCTTCGTCGAAGACTTCACATGGCAGCCGGGTGAAAAGATATTCGTCTCGGACGAAGGTGACGTAGAACTCGTTCAGCCTGACGTACAGATTATGCAAGCTGAGTCCAAGATGGCTATGCTTGCTGAGACTATGGAAAAGATGGCGGGCGCTCCCGGCGAAGCTATGGGTTTCCGGTCTCCCGGTGAGAAAACTAAATACGAAGTACAGCGGTTAGAGAATGCCTCAGCCCGTATCTTCCAGAATAAAATTAATCAATTCGAAGAACAGATCATCGAGCCCATTCTTAACGCAATGTTGGAATTAGCCCGAAGAAACCTGTCAGGCTCGACAACCATCAAGGTGTTTGACGATGAGTTCAAAGTTGCTACTTTCGAAACGCTTACCGTCGAAGATATTACGGGCGTTGGAAGAATCAAACCTATCGCTGCCAGACATTTCGCCGAACAAGCTGAGCTTGTCCAGAATCTTACGGCTCTTACAGGGTCGGGGCTTTGGCAGACGGTCCAGCCGCACTTCTCAGGAGTGAAGCTTGCTAAGATACTCGAACAGACCTTTGATCTTTCAGACTATGAAGTCGTGACACCGTACATCGCATTGGCTGAACAGGCGGATGCTCAGGCTCAAGTGCAGGTTCTTCAAGAGAAACTCCACCAACAGATGGGCACAGCTACAGGTGTAGGTGAGGACTTCGATCTTGATGGGTCGGCTAAGGGAGCAAACCCCGGCCTTGGCCTTACACGTAACCCACCGATGGGATCGACTCCCACAGGAACACTAGGAACACAATAATGGTTAACATCCGTAATCAAAACGACATCATGACTGATGCTATTGCATTAGGCCCTCAAGGACGCTTTGTTCAAATGAAGTCATCTACTAGTTACAATGAAACTGGACTGCCTCCTCCGCCTGCTGGCTGGGGACGTGTCATTGGTTTTACTGATTCTGTAGACAATGACGACGAAGGCCCAGAGAGCCGCGATGAGCTTTAAATCTGTACAGAATAAGATAGCCAAGAAGGAAGGCATATCTAAGAAGTCAGCTGGCGCTATTCTCGCCAATGCTTCTAGGAAGGCTTCTCCTGCTGCTAAGAAAAAGAACCCTAAACTTAAGAGAGTTAAATGAGCACAGTACCTATGAAACAAGAAGACCATCCGGCGCATAACATGCCTGATGCAACTCAACGTTATGCAGGGGATGTAATTCCTCTTCGTCCTGATTCTCCTACTGTAAATGATTATGCTGCTGATCGACAAAAGATCAATGAACGTTCTATGAATGACATTGCTACGCGTGGTCCTAGCGCAGTTGATCCTAGCAATTTAAGGGTGTTCCCCGGAGCCCCTAAGTGATATCTGCTTGGTATAAACACCTCAAGACCGAGGCAGAACAAGCGGACTTCAAGAATCAACTACTTGGTTCGAAAGTAGTCTTCCGTAGAATGCAGACTCTTCTCGATGAAGAGAAGATAGAGCCGGAAGCAAACGATTACAATCTTCCCAATTGGGAACTTAGACAAGCGGATATGATTGGGTACAACCGTTGTCTTAAAAAGATATCCAAACTTATAAACCTAGACCAAGAGGCAAAATGAATTTATTCGAAGAACCCGTTGACCAAAACGAGACTTCAGAACGAGAAGAACTTCTAAACAAATGGAAAGACAAGTCCAAGGAAGAACTCCTCGAAGCTAAGATTAACTCCGATCTGTTTGTCAAGACGCTGACCAAGCGACAAGACGATATCTCCAAGGATTACCTTGAAGCTAAGAAACAATTGGATGCACAGGCTAGCCTGCAAGAATTAGTTGATCGACTAAATAAGGCAGGACCTTCTAATAGCGAACACACCCCAGCGAACGAAGTAATAGAGAGCCGACCCGAACCTATAGACATTGACAAGAAGATAACCGAAGCCATCGCTAAAACGCGACGTGAGGAACGTCAAGCGGCTAATGCTAAGCTGGTTCAAGATAAACTCAAGGAACGATTCGGTAACAGCTATCAAGCTGTCCTCCGAGAAACAGGACTACCTGATGAAAAGATTCAAGAAATTGCTATGGAATCTCCCGATGCGATCTTTCGCTTAGTTGGATTGAATAACGAAATGAAAGAAAATTTTCAAACCCCTCCACGTTCAGCGCAGAGAAACGACAATTTCTCACCACGCGCTAGTAACAAACGAGACTGGGCTTATTATCAGGAACTCAAGAAGAGCAATCCTAAATTGTACCTTGATCCTAAAATCGCTGTCCAGATGCATAACGACGTCATTGAAATTGGCGAAGAGGCATTCTATGGACGTAATTAAATAACAACTTTTAAGGACTTCATTTATGGCCGGTTTTACCGACATGAACAATCAGTATCTTGTAAGGACTAACCTTTGGTCGCGTCAGATCAAAGAACTCCTTCTTGATGAACTGAATGCGATGAAGTTTGTTAAGGTTCTCTCCGACTTCCCCGATGGCTATACTTTAAATATTCCGTCGATTGGTGAAGCAGAAACTGCCGACTTCAATGAAAACATGGCAGTTAAGTACAATCAGTTCGATACGGGTAACTTCACGTTCTCGTTCGACCAGTACAAGTACTCTGCTAACGCAATCAGCGAAAAGTTTAAGCGAGATAGCTTTTATGCTCAGGATGTGATCGCGGCCTTCGTGCCTCGTCAGCATCGTGCGCTCATGGAAGCTGTTGAAACTCGGATTTTCGCAGTCGCGAACTCTGGACAAACTGCATCTAACCTCAACACTATTAACGGCGCTTCCCATCGTTGGGTCGCAGGCGGAACCGGACAGACTGTCACTCTGGCCGACTTTGCTAAAGCTCAGTATGCTCTCACCAAGGCCAATGTGCCGCTGGTGAACCTCTGTGCCGTCGTTGATCCCTCTGTGGCTTATACGCTTCAGACCCAAGCTAACCTCGTCAACCTGATCTCTCCCATGCCTATGTGGGGTGATGTCACGCGTGACGGTATTGTTACGGGCTTTAAGTTCCGCTTCAATATCTACGGTTTCGATATCTACGTCAGCAATTACCTTCCGGCAATTGCTTCGGAAACTATCAACTCCGTCGCGGTTACTAATGGTGTAGCGAACTACTTCTTCTCTGCAACTCCCGGTGATACTACGCCGTGGATTGGTGGCTTCCGTCAGATGCCCACCGTCTACAGTGAGTTTAACAAGGACCTGCAACAGGAAGAGTATCTCACTATCGCTGAATACGGCTTTAAGCTTTATCGGCCTGAGAACATGGTCACTATACTCACTGCACTCGCTGCAGTGCCTGCCTAAGGAGAACAAACTATGGCTGGTGGCAATTATCTCGATCCGGATGGCCTGTTTAGGCAATACGGAACTTCTAAGGCAGTCCCAACTACGGCTGGTGACTACCTCTCTTACGGTGAGACTCGCGAAATCGAGTTGACCGTTACCCTCGCGAATACCGCTGCGGGTGCGACTACTATCCTCGCTAACACTACGATGTTCCCCTCGAACTGCTTTGTTGAGCAGGTTGAGATGGACGTTGAAGTTGCTGCTGCTGGTGGTACGTCGTTCTCCATCGGTACGATGCGAGCCGACCGCTCTACTGTGGGTACTGGTGGCACTGCCGCTGGTTCTTTCATCACTGGCGAAGTGTTGGCAACCGTTACCCCTGCGGGTAAGAAGGTTATCTACACTGCTGGTACGTCTGCGGCAGGTACCTTGATTGGTGCGACTACTAACTTCACTGATGGTTTTGCTTACATCACGCTTACAAACGTGGGTACGTTTACTAACGGTGTTATGAAGATTCGTATCAAGTATCGTGGTATCGGTACTATCACCCAGTAACTGACTTGGGGGTCAGCAATGGCCCCCATTTCTTTATAAGGAAAACAAATGGTTCTACCTACATCTAACTACAACATGCAAGGGAATACTGAAATTCAGGATGCACAGGTTTTTACCTATGACTCCCAAACCAGTGCTCAGCTTGCTTCTTCGGCACAGCCTTACATCACAGTAAGTTCTGTCTCTCCTCCGACATTCTCGGCTCCTAAAGGAACCCTTTGTCTGAGCACTGCAGGCTCTAGTACGTCTACTCGTGCGTATATCAATACGAACGGTACGACTGGTTGGGCTTCTATTACTACGGGCAGCTAATGAGCAAAATCACACTAAATCCAGTTGGTAGTCTAATCGACGCCACTACGGCAGCTAATACTATCAATGCAAATAGTGTGACTGTCCAGAACGCTATGGATAATACTCTATCTAGAGATGGCACGCAACCTAATCAGATGTTGGCCACTCTAGATATGAATTCCAATAGAATTATAAATCTAGCGGCTCCTGTCTCTAGTAGCGAACCGGCGAGATTACAAGACTTAGCGAATATCGCTGCAGGCGGAACAGTTACATTGAATAACGTTCCTACCGGCGGAGCAACTGGTGCTGTTCTAACAAAGAATAGTATAACTAACTACGATATGAGTTGGATCACACCAACTCCATTTACTTTTACTCTAGGTTCCACTGTAGTTACCGGAGGTAGTACTATTACTACTGTTGCCGGTGCAATTACTTGGAGTGGTGTTCAAACTTTCTCTAGTACTCCTGTATTTAGTACAGGTGCGACATTCAGCGGAAACACTGCATTCAACGGAGCTACAACTACTTTTCCTAATGCAGTTAAATTAACAAGCAATGGTATTCTCAGTGGTGTTGCTGCTGTACCTCTTGTTGTAGGAAGTGGCCCCGGTTCAGGCGATGACTCTGCTGTTCTTGTTACAAGAACCTTTACTCCTGCATCAGGTCTTTTTAATTCTCACGCTTTCCGAGATGAAAGTGTATTAACTGAAGCTGTCACTGGAGGTGCATTCTCTGGGTATGCGTCTTTCGACTCTGCCTTCCAGATGAATGGCACTTGCACCACTCCTATGAACCATGTTCATGGTTTCCAAGCAAGACAAATCTTTAATGCCTCAGGTCATTGTCAAGAATGGGCAGGGTTTACTGCACAACCTACGGTTACTAATGCCGCTGGTATTATCGACAATGCTTACGGCTTCTTTATGCTTAATAGCAATATTGGGGCTGGTGGCGTAACAAATCAGTATGCTTACTACGCCAATCCATTGTCTGGGGCAATTAATAGTTATTTCCTTTACCAAGGTGCTCCCGGCAATCCTAGTGTATTGACTGGTAATTTGTACGTAGGTGGCTTAACTGCTCAATTAGCGGTAGAACGGTTTAATGTTCAATATTCAGGTGTCTCGCAACAAGGTCTCCTAATTAATGATACCAACGCTGGAACTGGCAGTGCGGCTCTATTTTTTAGAGCAAGTGCCCAAGTAGGTTCGATTTCTACTTCTGCCGGAGCAACAGCGTATAATACAACTTCAGACGAAAGACTTAAAGACTTCATAGGTAAATATGATCCTAAGGAAGCTATTAGGATTATCAAGGCTGATCCGGTTCGTGACTTCAAATGGAAATCCGATGGAGTTCATGGAATAGGTTGGGGAGCACAGACTTCTTATTCAATTGATGAAAACCTAGCCACTCCCGGTGATACTTGGGGTGTCGATAAAGGCGCACGTACTCCGTACCTTTGGGCGGCCATGAGCGATGTCCTTGAGAGACTGGAAGCATTAGAAAGCAAAATATGATTGATGATAAAATTAAAACTCTTCTAGGTGAATTTTCTTTTCAGATAGCTGTACTTCAGCATCAGTTAGAAGAAGCTAACAAGAAGATAGCAGAACTGGAAAAGAAAGATGAGTAAGATAACACTTACTGATTTAGTTAATTTAGAGAACCAGACTACAGCTGTTACAGCTATTAATGCCAACAACGGTATCCTAGAGACAGCATTCGATAATACTCTATCAAGAGATGGTACTTCTCCTAATACGATGAGTGCTAATTTTGATATGAATAGTAATCGTATTCTAAATCTACCAGATTCGGCTACAGATACTGAACCTGTAACGCAACGTCAATTAAACGCAGTTACTACTGCAGTAGGCAATGTCCCTGCTGGTGGTACGACTAACCAGCTTCTCAGTAAGAACAGTGCTACCAACTACGATATGAGTTGGAAGGCTGTCACTGGTACTGGCTCTGCTGTATTAGCAACATCACCTACGTTGGTAACTCCTACTATCGGTGTGGCTACAGCTACTTCAATAAACGGTGTACAGTTTGTTACTAGTAGCGGAGCTTTGTCAATTGCCAATACTAAGACATTTACTAATAACAACAATCTAACTCTTAATGCTACCGATGGCAGCACCCTTAACATAGGTGTTGGCGGCACCCTGACTGGTAGCTCTGCTTCTGCTATCTTCTATGATAATCTTCCACAGAATTCTAAGAGTGCTGCGTATACTACAGTTTTAGCTGATGCTCAGAAACATATCTTTCATCCGTCAGCCGATACGACCGCGCGTACATGGACGATTGATAGCAATGCGAACGTAGCTTACCCAATTGGAACTAACCTTACATTCATTAACCAAAACTCTGGCGGAGTAATTACAATAGCCATAACATCCGATACTATGCGTCTCGCAGGAGCTGGTACAACTGGTAACAGAAGTCTTGCTGCAAATGGTATCGCGACAGCTGTGAAAGTAACCGCGACTGAGTGGATAATTTCAGGAACAGGATTGACATGACTCTTCAAGAAACAAATGCTAAACGTTGGACTGACTGTAAGGTCTCTGCGGCTAAAGGACCTGCTTTCGAGAAGGTTGCTAACCGTTTGCTGGCAAGTAAAGATAGATATCAGAAGGTTGAAAAACTTACTGGTGTTCCTTGGCATGTAATCGCTGTCATCCATGAACGAGAAGCTTCACAGAATTGGAATACCCAACTCGGACAAGGTGATCCTCTTAATAAGAAATCAACACATGTCCCTAAAGGACGTGGACCGTTCGCTACTTGGGAAGACGGTGCAGTTGATGCACTCACTAAGTGTCCACCTTATGCAGCCAATAATCATGATTGGTCTGTCGGTGGAACGTTAGCTTTATTGGAGAAGTATAACGGATTAGGTTATTATAACAAGGGTGTTCCTTCACCCTATATCTGGGCAGGAACCAATCAATATGTCAAAGGCAAGTATGTATCTGATGGGGTTTATGATCCTAATCATGTTGATACTCAGCTTGGTTGCGCTGGCTTACTGAAGTTCATGGGTGTCTTTAAGAAGGCAACCGTGCCAGTTGGTACTATCGTTGGTGCAGGCACTATTGGTGGACTAGCCACTACATGGAATGACTTTACTGATCACTGGGTCCTTTACTCACTGGGCGCTGCTGCCCTCGCACTGGCGATTGACGTCGGTGTGCATCTCTATCGAAATAGAAAGACTACAAATGTTTAAAACTATCTGGGAGAAGATCAAAGCCTCCCTCGGCCCTGTTGGGTCAATCATCGAAGCTCGTGTTACGGCTCTTTCGGGTCTTGCTATAGCTGGTGTTGGATTTATGGACTGGGCTCCGCTGACAAGTCTCTTTGGAACAGGAACTGCTTTTAATAAAACCCAAGTGATGGCTCTTGGAGCGATTGCGTTTGTTAAAGGTATCTTCTCCGAAATCACCCGTCGTGCTAACGATCCCTTCCTGAAGATTTCTCAGACTGTCGATGCTGCTCCTGCAGTTGCGCAGGCTAAGAAGCGCGTCAAGAAGATCGTAGATGAAACTCCGGTAACTAAGTAATGCTTTGGCTCCCTATTATTGGACCTATTATCCAAGGCTTGTTTACCACAGGCGCTAATATCTATAGCAAGTTCAAGGATACGGAGCTAGGCAAACTTCAAACTAACCGCACTAATGATCTTGAAGAAGCTAAAATCAGTGCGCAGATAATCCAGACTACTAATGATAACATAACTATCCGTCTGTGCAGAGACATAATCTGTTTCCCTGTTGCATGTTGGGTAGCTCTTGTTACTTGGGATACTATTATCGCCGAGACTCCTTGGATTGATCACGGTTGGATGTGGCATGTTGCTTCTTTCGATAGAACTAGCATTCCTTATCTTCCTTACGTTGTTCTGGTTTTCTTACTGGGTAACATCGGTCTAAATATGTGGAACCGTAAATGAAACAAACACTTCTTGACATGACTCAGAACATCCTTTCAAGGATGAGTTCTGATGAAGTCAATAGCATCAGTGATTCTGCCGAATCTCTTCAAGTTGCTAATATAATCAAGAATAAATACTTCGACATCATCAGTCGGGTTGACCTTCCAGAACATGATCAGCTTATCCAACTTGATCCTTCTTTGGATGCCAGCAACCCAGTACTGATGTTTGTACCTCAAGGTATTGCTGAAATTAAATGGTTGAAGTACTTCGATAGTAATATCACAGATGGTACTTCAGTAGGTAATCATGGTGTTAACACTGATCTTCAAGATAATTCTGGCAGTGGGGTGAACCCACCTCCGGGGTATTTGTATGTCACAATATTACCTATCAGCCAGTTTATAGACATGGTTAATAAGTTTAATCCTGACGAGTCAGACGTCGATAGCTTTGTCTTTCAAGATACAAGTAACAACTACAACACTAGTTCTACGTTCTATTTTAAGACCCAACAGCAACCTCGTTTCTGTACGATCATAAGTAATTACTACGTCATCTTTGATGCCTTCGATAATACTCAAGATACTACTCTTCAGGCTAGTAAGACTATGGCGCTAGGTCGAGTAGTTCCTCATTTTGATATGGTAGATAGTTTCATTCCTAATCTGGCAGATGAAGAGTTCCAGTTACTTATCAACGAAGCTACTGCATTAGCCTTCTATGAGTTAAAGCAACAGCCACACGCACTAGCCACCCAAGAGGTCAAGCGAGGCTGGACAGCGGTTCAAAAGAAGAAGGCTGTCATAGACAGGCCGACTTACTTTGACGCTCTCCCTGACTTCGGCAGGCATGGTGGGGGCTATCGTAGTAATATCAGTCTCTTTAAAGCACGTGGATGGGATGCATTCTAATGGCAATATCTCCTGAAAGTAAAATGAAAAGCGCAGATAGAGTGTTAGTTCTTTCTGTAATAGAAGGCAAGAAACCTCTTAATACATTAGGCGCTTCTGACCCTAGGTTGTTCAACGGAGAGAATAAACTACATGCTATTATGGACCCTCAGACAACTCTGTGGTCCTTTAAATATGATATGGGCATGGTCCCTGAGCCATTGAAGTGTAAGTTTACTTCCTTCAAGGCTGCAAAGAAATACGCAGATAATTACTTCAATCCGCGTAATATCGAGATCAATCAGGTAATAGATTAGTGCCTTCTCAAATACTCAGTTCTGTAGAGAATAACTTCACAAAAGGATTAGTGACTGAATTCACTGCACTCAACTTCCCAGAGAATGCAGCGACGGATACTGACAATTGTACTTACACTATCGTTGGCAATGTCATACGTCGGTTAGGTATAGACAAGGAAGTCAATGGAACTACTTTCGCACAGACACGTACTAACTCTGCTTTATCCGATTATAAATGGGATTTAGCTGGTGGGGATGGACTGACTCAATTAGTTGTGCGTCAAATCGGCAATGGTATTTATTTCTATAAATCTAGTACAGCTACCACAGCAAACCCATTAAGTACTCAGCTATTAGTATCTACAGTAGATATGGCTTTATTTACAGCTTTAAATGGGACTTTCGATACAACTGCTGAATGTCAGTATGCAGATGGTAATGGATATCTAATTATCTTCCATCCTAGTTGTAATCCTGTTTATTGTACATATGCAAGCAATGCGGTTAGAGCTACTGCAATTTCTCTTCAGATAAGAGATTTCACAGGATACTATGAACCAATAGGAGCGGATATAAGGCCTCCTACTACAGTTCTTACTGCTGAACATGCGTATAATCTAGGTAACCAAGGATGGATTACAACCAATATTTGGACTGGTTTATCTACAACTCCTTGGAATTCTGGGGCAGGAAACGTCAATCCTAACTTTACAGTAGCAGCTGGTTTAGTAGGTGTATCTCCCGGACAGACTGTTCAGATTGTTTACACTGGTCCTGATTTCCCCGGAATGTATGCAGGAGCATACGCAACAGGAACAGTAACGTCCTATGCAGGAACTACATTGATAGTTCATGCTGTTAATTTTCAACAAACTCCGGGTATTGCTACAGGAAATAGTTGGACTATCTATCCAATCAGTCTAGGTTATGCTTCGTCATTCGGCGTAGCTACTGGGACCTTTCCTTCTAACTCAGATGTCTGGTGGAGATTTAAAAACTCCTCTGGTGTCTTCGATCCTGCTACTACTGCTAGCAATTTTACGCCTACATCAGGTAATGCTCCTAAAGGACATTACATACTGAATGCATTTAACCAAAATCAATCTGGTGTCTCAGGTCAACCTGTAACTAATATCAATACGAGTGTAAGACCCCGTACTGGTGCATGGTTTGCAGGTCGTGCTTGGTATACAGGTGTGGATGCACAGCAAGCTCCTATAGGAGACGCTGCTCAATACACTTGGACGGAGAATGTCTACTTCTCACAGATAGTACAATCTCCTGCTGAACTTGGTAAATGTTACCAACAGAATGATCCTACTTCAGAAACGTTGTTTGATCTTCTTCCTTCTGACGGTGGTGTAATAACCATTCTTGGAAGTGGTAATATCTATAAGTTATTTGCAATCCAGAACGGTTTACTTGTCTTTGCTGCTAATGGTATTTGGTTTATTACTGGAAGTCAAGGCATAGGTTTTACTGCTAACGATTATACAATAACTAAAATATCTTCTGTTAAGAATATCAGTTCGACTTCATTTATTAACGTCAATGGACTGCCTTACTTCTGGAACGAAGAAGGCATTTATGCAGTTCAACCTGCACAGCAGGGTGGCTTGGAAGTCAATCCTATTACAGTAGGGACTATTCTTTCTTTCTATAATGAAATCCCTGTTAACTGTAAGAAATACGTTCGTGGTGCTTACAATCCTATTGATTATGTAATTCAATGGGTATATCGAGATACAGAGTTTTCAAGTGTAGCGACCAGATATAACTTTAATAGGATATTAAACTACAATACGTATAACAAAGCTTTCTATCCTTATACGGTATATTCAACTACGACAGCTACTATAAACGGAATACTGTACGTATCTTCTCCCGGTACTTCTGTTCCTCCGTGTTTTAAATATCCAGCTTCATCTAACGATAATACTTTCTATTACGCAGATGAGCATGATACTAGTTATAAGGATTGGTTGACTGTCACTGGTGCAGTTAATTACGTAAGCTTCTTTATCACTGGATATAAAGTCCATGGACAAGCTCAACGTAAGTTCCAAATACCATATCTCTATATGTACTCTGTTAATGACGAACCTACGTCATATAAGATACAAGGACAGTGGAACTACGCAATTACTGGTAACAGTGGTAAGTGGAGTACGCTTCAGCTAGTAAATATAAACAATCCTAATTTTGCATTTGTCATGCGTAGACATCGTATTCGAGGACAAGGTTTGGTACTTCAATTTAAATTACAATCAACAGATGGCGAACCCTTTAATATCTTCGGATGGTCTGCATATGAAACACAGAATACAGGTGTATAATGGCTTTTGATTTCGGATCATTAGCAGGTGTAGGTCTCTCTGCTGGTACAGGAAACTTATTTGGTGCTGCCGTTAGTGCAGTCGGACTGGGGATGTCTATCTTTGGTGGTTTAGGGGGTATGAGTGCAGAAGAAGATAAAGCTAGGATTGCTAAACAGCAAGCTGGTGTTTCTATGGATGTAGCTAAACAAGAACAAGGCATCAATGATGTTAAGCAACAGCAGATGGAACTAGAAGGCCGTCGTATGCAACTTGAGAATATGCGCAATACTCAGCGTGCAAGATCACAGTCATTAGCTCTCGCAGTTAACCAAGGTGCTCAATTCGGTACTGGCTTCCAAGGCTCTATGGCACAGATTGCTGACCAAGGTCTCTTTAATGAGGTTGGTGTCAGTAACGCACTAGAGAGTGGACGAAAGATAGCAGGCTTCAATAGCGCTATATCTCAAGATAGAATGCAGATGGCTAGCCTCGGTGGTGATATGGCTGACGCAAGTGGTAGGTCCGCTGAAGCTGCAGGTTTGACATCCCTTGGTGGAAGTATAATGAAAGCTGGTCCTATTGTAGGACAGTTCTCACAAGGCTTCGGGAAGAGTTCTTCTTCCGGTGGATTTAATCCCTTTAATATTACAGGAAGTATTTACTAGTGGAACCCGAAGAAGTCTCTCAGCCTATTTCGCTTGAGAGCGCTCCGCCTCAACCTATACTAAACATTGATACAGGAATATCTCCTCCACAGCCTCCTAATGAAGAGGTTGCGCAGTCACGTGCCTATAAAGCTCATATGGGGCTGGGGGATATTGTTAAACAAGACTACGACGAAATATATCGTAACATCGCTGGTGGTAAAGAGTCTGTTCTCCGAGAGAATGCTGCTCTTAATATCACAGCTGGTGCAATGGAAGTCCGTCAGAAGGCTATCATTGATCTCGCTGCTAATAAGGGTTCTGCACTTACCCTTAATGATATCGCATCTTTAACTCCTCCTGAAGTACGTCCCGGTGGAGTCATCGAACAGACATATGCTCGTGCGTACGTCAATGCAACTAAAGAAGCTGCTGCTCGTATTCCTGACAATATCCTTACGGATGCTGAAATAAATAACCCTGAAGCAGTCAAGGCGTACTTCGATAAGGGAAGTGATATTCTTTCTAACAAAGAATACGCTGTAACTAAAGCTGAGAATCTTAAGGCTGAACTAGATAAGATACCTCAATATAACTTCAAAGACTTTCTTGGTATCACACATCGTTCGCCTACTGATCTAGACTTTAAACAACTGCTTAGTCTGGGTTTCTATGAAGGATATGTTCTTCGTAAGAACCTCAATACAGATAGCGTTGACTTCCTAGGTAATATCCTAGACAACAAAGCTATGGAACTTCTTAAGCTTCCTCCTGATCAATTCCAATCAGAGATGGATAGGCTTACTAATGCCATTAGTTCTTACGATAAAGACTTAGCTTATAAGTTTGTCCAGTCTGTCGTAGGTATGAGTACTAGTGATAAGTTCCTCGATAGTGCTCTGGAAGTTCTTAATGTTGCTACACTTGGCTTAGTTGCTCCGAAAGGACAGATAAGAAACACTCGTGCTGCTCCTATAGACCGTGGTGGCTTAGCCCCCGGTCCTGATGGTGTATACCGTCCCAGAGGTGGGCCTTCTCCTGCACCCGGTGGTGGTAGTACAAGCGTTGTCGTCAATGGTGTCGAACGCCCTGATCTTCACCCTCAAGCTCGACTAGAATCTGATGATCTAGGTAGAGGTGCTATGTCTGTGCAGGAAGTCCTGCGCGGTAGTCCTGTTCCTCCTGAGACTCAGGTTCAACAGATGGCTAAGGTTATTACAGATGTTCTTCAATCTTCTGCTTCTCCTAAGATTACTAAGGCTACGATTGCCGAGGGTGCTGGTGATACCAGAGAGGCTGCGGTACAGAAGGCTATTGTAAGTACTACTCAACCTGATCCTCTTCGTGACGCTACAGACACCCTATTCAGTTTACACCGAACACGTACTGATCTTATACGCAATGCTCCGGGAGACCTGTCAAGAGAGCAACACACAAGATTTCTGAGTGCTGCAGACGGCTACGAGAATCGCGCTGTCAATGTATTAACAGAAAGTGTACGTGTGATGCGTACGCCTGTTCTTGCAGAACAAGGTTACCGAGACATCCTCGATAACATCGGATCACTATTCCCCGGTAAACAAAATACAATTCTTAATGCAGACGCTCGTTATGAACCTTATTCGAATACCACAGCTATTGATGTATACATCGGTAACTACGACGGTAATCGGTTTAGTTCTCCTGAGCTTGCGCGTAATCACGCTATTACTAACGGCTATCCTATTCAAATAGAAGGGCAAGTCCCTAAGCGTGTCTACGTTCCTGCAGCATTATTCTTTACTAAAGATGCTGAGACTGGTGAAACTATTCCCAGTCGTACTGCAGTTTCCGTTAAAGACGGGAAGGTTAAAGTAACTACTTATCAGCCCGAGGTTCTCCTTAATAAAAAGGGACAACCCATTGGTTACAGTGATAACAAATTTGTTGAAGGAGATGTTGAACCTTCGCTTGTTCCTCATCCCGGACATATTGGTATTGATACTGAAACTGGTAAGTTTGTAGCTGAACAAACTGCTCGTATTGAACAACAAGGGTTGGGCTTCCATCTTGTTGTAACTATTCCTCTGAATGAAGTTAAAACTCGCATCAGAGATGCACTAATTATCGAAGACAAAGCTAAGAGTATAAGTAATAAAGATACCGGAGAAATTACTAAAATAGGTAATTCTATCATTGGTTTGGTCCGTAATCCTTATGACACTTTGTCTGTTGTAGAGAATGAAAACCGAGCTAAGACTGTTTTCGGACAAACAAGGTTCTTAGAGTTTGTCCAACAAGAGATAGCTCCAGTTGAAAAACTTTACCGTGATGACCTTATTACTCACCGCCCTGTTACTTATCTTAAAGGCGTTGGGCGTACTCCTGCTAAAGACTTCACTCGTGCATTAGTATTTGCACAGACTGCAGAAGACCCTGTTACTAAACTTCCGGGGTACTACATGCAGACACCCCAAGAAATACAAAACCATTGGTTAGCTAATTACAACCGTCCTGCTTCTGAATTAGAGCAGTCTGCTTATCTCGCTATTACTAGACTTGATCACTTCGATCATGTGCTACGTTCAATTATGTCTTATCGTAACAAGGCACGGTTGGGTGTGATGCAGATGCAATTCTCTACCAATAAGGATGGAGAGAACACTGATTCTCCGTGGTTCGAAGCTCAGCTTCTAAATAAGGTTCCTGCTATTGGTGACGATGTGATGCTTATTGTTTCCTCAGATGGAAGCGAGAAGTACTGGCATAACATGAGCCCTGATAACCAAGAAGCTTTCCGTGAGCTTGTTGATCATGGAAGATTTACTGGCGGACAGATATATAACCCAGAAGCTCGTCCGATCAGCCGTATAGATAGTGATGGTAATACCCTTCGTATTCGTTATATCTTTAGTAACAATATGAAGGTTAAGCCTATTACATACGATCAAGTTGGCTATCGAGGTGGTGGACACTGGGAGTATGATTACGATCATTCTGTTAAGCAAGCTATCATTCGTCCTCAGAAGGTTAGTAGCAGATTTGAACATATCTACGAAGGTGATAGTACGTTTGGTTTTGTTACCAGTCGTGCACAAGGTGAAGACTTCGCTAAACACATGAATGAAATAGCACGGTTGATACGTGCTAGAGATGCCAAAGGTGTCAAGGCTTATGCTAAAGATCATTTTGATATTGAATTCAAGAAACTCTATGCAGGCTTCCGACCTAGTAAAAATCCTGTAACTGGTGAAATACAACCTCCGCGTTTCAGTACTGATCCCCGTCAGGAATTCAGAGTTGTCCCGAAGGGTAAGACTATTGCGGATTTAGATAACGAATTATCTAATAAGTTTTCTAAAACTGATAGTGCTGGCACGATTACTAATACATTCGTTGATGGTACTAAACATGGATCGCTAGCACGTAACTTCCAAGTTGCTTACACACAGCCACGTGACTCTTATGCTCTCAATGAGTTCTTTAATAAGGGTAGCGGTGCTAAACCTTTCTATGAATTCCGTCCTGCTAGTTTAACTGATCCTATTACCGCTCTTACTAGAGCTATGGAACGTGCAGTGTCTTCTATCTATATGGATGACATGAAGATCACGGCAGCGGAACATTGGATTCAAGAAAATATCGATCTTTTCGATATAAGTGAGAAGAATCCAATTGCAATGGTAAGGTCTTCTCCTTTCTGGTATTTCAGAGAAGGTAAGCTTAAGAATAACCCAGATACTGCATTACGTCGTATCAACGCAGAGACTAATCGTTATAAGATCAAAGACTTCCTAGGAGAGCCTAGTAAGATTGATACTGTGATGCACGGTCTACGTCAATCTATGTCTGATGCTATATATGCAGCAGAAGTTAGTAGATCAATCGCTGCAGTTTCTAATAAAGCTCCTACGTTAGGTAAGGTCATTAAGGCTCCTCTATTGGCTCCTGAATGGTTACTTGATCGTGTCAGTACCCCAGTAGATTTCCTACGAGGTATGACATTCCATACTACTCTGGGATTGCTTAATTGGACACAGTTGACTGCACAGAGTATGGCGTATGCAACTATCTTTGCTCTTGCAGATGTCGATCATGCTGCAGCTGGTAGCTTCGGAGCTTTGTTGCATCAATGGAGCCGTATCAATAAGAAACCAAATGTAGTATCTGCAATGGATACTAAAGCTACTATGTTTGGATGGCGTCCCGGTGAATTCACTGAAGCTATGAAGTTCTTAGATCGTAGTGGCTTCGGAGTGATTGGTAATACTATATCACTAGACAACGGTATGCATAAGAAGAACTTCTTTATCAGCGATGGTGGACGTTTCCTTCGTAGTAGTCAGATTTTCTTCGACTTAGCTAACCAGAATGTCCGGTATGGTGCATACTATACTGCTTTCTATGAGTTTAGAAAGAAGAATCCCTTCAAGAAGATTACTCAGGTCGAAGAAGGGCAGATACTCTATAGGGCTAATTATCTTAATTCACTGATGAGTCGTGACGCAAATACCATCCTTAATAAGGGATTGGTTGGTGTTCCGATGATGTTCTTTGATTACATCAAGAAAGTCGGAGACGTTTTCTGGAGTCGTAATCTTGCTCCGACATTTGCTGGACGTATGAAAGTACGTGCCAAGATGTTCCTTATTAACAGTATGCTATTTGGTATGGTTACTTCTACAGGATTGACGCTTATCCCCGGTGGAGATTGGATGCGTCAGAAGGCTCTTGAGAATGGCTATGTCCCCGGTAAGAATATGATCACAACACTCGTGTTTGAAGGTCCTCTGTCTATGGTTGGTGCTGCTATCACTGGTGGCGGTGACATGGCTAAAGGAACATATTATGACTTCAATAACCGTTTCGGTCCCGGTGGTTACCAAATTATTCGTGATCTATTAGAAGCTGATGTTCCTTTCTGGAAGATATTAACTGGTGCTGTCGGTAGTAAGATTGGAGATACGCTGTCTCGTCTGTCTCCGTTTACACAAGCTATGTATAGTCAGCTTCAGTCTGATCCTAATAAGAAAGTCTTTAAGTTAACTATGGATGATTGGTATCAAGCTCCTGATGTCATCAATTCATGGAAGATGGGTAGGCGTATGATTTACGCTGAAGCCTTTGGTAAGTGGCTTGATAGCCACGGACGTCCTGTTAATGACATAGGTAAGATTGATGCTATGTTCAGGACATTAAGTGGATTACGTGACGTCGTAGAAGACGATATGTATCTACGTAATAAGATCAACAAAGAACGTCAACAGAACTATCTACGTGCTATCAATGACTTCGAACACTATGCTTATTTAGGTCAGCAAGATGCCCTTAACGGTAATAGAGATCAAGCTATTAAACACATGACTAATGCATTCTTCCAACTGGAGTCAGCAATGGTTCCGTTAGAAATGCAAGCTAAAGCTATCCAACGATTGGCTACAATGAACCGTGGTACACTAGCTAAAAATCTAGATCGTTTTTATCTGTCTTTGATCCCAACGGATAAACGTCAAATATACGATGAAGCGTATCAACAATTACATAAAAGAGAACAATAATGGCCGTATTAAACCCACAGGTCGCTCCCGGCCAAGATAAGATGCCTAGTTTCCTTAAGGGATACTCGGAACCTATATCACAGCCGAAGGCAGATGAGTCTGGGGAATATTCAGGTAAAGCTGCAGGAATGGCTCTTGCCACTGCAGGCAAAGCCTTTGAAGGTATTGCGGAACTAGCAGACAGTACAGTCAAGGGTGTCATCAAGAACGACGTCTATAGTCGTGTAGACCCATTGACTGATGGATACATCGACGCACTAAAGGAACTCAAGGCTAACCCTACAGGGCTTGGTCCTGCTGCTCCGGCAACAGCCACTGATACGGCTGAAGTGGCTCCCGGTGCTCCGGTAGACATCATGGCTAATGTTAATTCTCCTGACGTACCTCCGGGGTTGGCAGCAGGATTAAAGAACGTTGAGCGATTAGGTGCTGCGCAGGCTTCAGGTAAGCCTAGCAACACTGAGATTGATATGAAGCTGTACGCACAGCTGAAGGACCTCAGAGCTACGTACCCCGGTTGGCGTGAGTACGTCGATGCTACAATGCAGAAGGCTACTGGTAAAGATATCGCTAACGAACTAGTCAATAGTCTTCGTACTGATATTGCTCAACGTGCAGCTAATGCTAATAAAGAACAAACCTTCTGGGAACACCAGATTGTCAGTAACTCCGGCTTCCCCGACTCTGACAAAGTACTTCAGATGTACAAAACTACTGGTGATAGTAATAAAGTTATGCAGTGGTTGTCCTTTAATCAAGGACAGCTGAATGCTCTTGCTCTTAAGAAAGCTCAGTTTGAGTCTCAGAGTCAAGACGACAAAACACAGATAACTAATGCTACTAATTACGCTGTTGCTGCAGCTAATCACGCAGCTACAATAGCGTTTGCTAACAAGCAAATGCTTTCTGCCCAAAACGGACGATCTGCTGCTGATATATCCGATAGAATGTATGAACTTACTGTCCATCCTGAACGTGCTAACGATGACGCTTATCGGGGGTTAACTCAAGAATACGAAGCTATTAAGGCCAAGACTTATACACAGACGGCTATGCTTTTGAATACACGTCCTAAACTAGCAGATGGTACGTTAGGTAAGTCTGTTGCAGATGTCATAGGACCTGAAGAAACTAAGAAGATTATCAATTCTTCTGTAGGAGCATTATTTGAAAAGACAAGTGAATTTCTTCTTAATAAACAGGTTGGACCTGCTTACACATTAGGTGAAGCTGCTGAAGCTACTCAACGTAATGCTACATTTAAGGTTTTGAAAGACCCTACTGTTGGCGGTCGAGTTCAAACAGCTTCTGTCTTCAATAAACTAATACCTCAGTTAGCTCCTGATATTGTAGGGTCAATGCTTGGTGCAGGATTAAGTACTGATGTCCAACCTTTAATAAAAGAAATGGGACAGCAAGCTGTTGCACAAACTGGTGGTTACAAAGGTGTCGATGGTAAGACTTATACATTCTCTCAGAGTATTGATGAGATGCGTCAAGCTGGTAATATCTCAGGCACTCCGTTGCCCGGACAAGCTTATAAGAATCTAACAGGATTAACTAAAGTCATTACTGATCCTACAGCTGCTCCTGAAGCTAAGAGTAATGCAATTAAATACTTCTACGATCCTAGTAATCGTGGTGTTCTTAGTAAGTTCATGGATGACTATTACGACGATACCAAAGGACGTGTCGTACAAGGTAGGTCGTCTGCATTTGCTACACTAACTGCTCCTGCTGTTACACAGGCTATCCGTGCTCATGCTGCTTCTGTTGAACCCACTGCTTGGCCTAAGTATTCTAATTGGGCACAAGGAGAAGCTGTCGGATTGATTAGAAATCAAGTCGGTACTATCAATGAGCTAGTTAAGAATTCTGGTGGTAGTTATGATCTATCTTGGGATAGTAAGCATACCCGATTGATGCTTCGTGATAAGAATGGTACAGATAATCCTGTAACTCAGAACCTCAATATGGTGTTAGGTAATCTCGCTGAGATAGCTAAGGTTGAAGGTAGTAATGTAGATGCGTTTGTCTTCAGGACTCTCAAGGCTGCTAACTTCTCTCCGACTAAAGATATCGAAGGAGTTCCTGCTCAGATTATGAGAGCTATGATTTCTAGTCGTGGTTATAAGATCAACGAGAAAGGCTCTAGCCCCGCCAGTAAGTTTGCACCTGAGCCGGTACCTAGTGACGTCCAGTCATTTATAACGAACCCAGCAGGCTCTCAGGCCCCTGTGGACCGTCCTCAGCTTGAATCATACCAGACTCGTGGCATTATCTCAGGGAACCTGTCAGACCAACCAATCGATGCCCCTATTAGGACTCTCCGCTAATGGCACGTAATTATCCTAAAGAAAACGCATGGGAGTCTACTGCTATACAGAAGAAACGACGTGCCGCTAGAGGTCGTGCACGCTATAAGGCCATGAAGAAAGGTTTGGTACACAAAGGTGATAAAAAAGAACTTGATCACGTTGGGTATCATCCTACTGGTAGTCTCGATCATGTACCTACTAAGGTTACTTCTAGACGCGCGAACCGAAAGAGACAACCTCCGCACAAAGGATATAAAGCACGATGACAATAGGTGATTCTAAAGGTGCCTTTTATGATGATGAATTTCATCAGGTAGCATCAGACTGGATTGTTCCAGAGGATGTAGATGACAAGATGATTGTCACTCCTCAGATACAGCAACAGAACAAACAATTAGAAGATATCGAGCTTAAAGAACTTGGTGGCATTGAAGTTTCGGATAAAGTTTCTACTCCTGATTACGATTATGATGGTTGGAAACAAGCTAATCCCGATGCACGTATGTCTCCGGGGCAACATTACCCAGATACATTTAAACTTCCCAATCACATTACTTTCTCCAATGAAAGTAAATATAGTACAGACTCTACTCCCGGTGGACAATGGAATAAACAAGAAGACAATACTTGGTCTTTTAAACCCTCCGAATTTAATTTGAAACAACATTCTAAAGAAGAACTTCAAGATTACTTTCGTAAATATGAACCCGGAAATAAGTTAATTTTACCCGAACAGTAACATTCTACCAATTTAGGCACAAAAAAAGCCCCTAAGGAGAAATCCCTAGGGGCTTTAGTTTTGCGCTGATCGTTAGAGGTTGGTTCCTCTAATCTTGTTGGCCCTTACTGGGCAGTGTCAGCCTTCGTAGGCAGCCAAGCTTCGAACGCTTCAATGGCAGCCAGACCGTCTTCAGCCGACTTCACCATCACAGCATCATTGGCCTTCCTGTACTGCTTGTCCATCTCAGTACACGCAGCCTCGTAACCCTTACGGTCAGGCTGCGGGCCATCCCAGATAATGCCAGACATCGGTCCGTAGAACCGGAAGGAATCTTCATCTTTATCGTCTTCAGCATCAGCCAGACGACGTTCAACCTTCGGATCAATCTTGAACTTATCATTCTTGATTGCGTCGATCATCTCCTTATAAGTCTTAGGAGTATTATCGACGTAGAGATTGAAGATCGTATGAAACTCCCGTTCCTTCAGACCGAAAGCCTGAACCAAACGACCGTTGAGATAGTCACGAGTCACAGCCGTATCCGACTGAGGAGCAGTGACGGAAGCATGAGCATAGTTGTCATTGTAACGCATGGGGGTTTTCCCTTCTTCTTTTGAACAACAGCCGGGCATAGGTGTATTCCAGACCGGAGTTGGTTGTGCCGTTGGGCAATCAACTAATTCAACTTTTTTACACTTAAGAGAATCAAGTCTCATTTTTACTTTCTTATATTTAATGAAATTATTTGAAGCTTCTAAAGAAGTTTCACCGAAATATTCGCGACGAATTTTAATATACTTATTCCTACCTAACATAATACCTCCATAGAAAAAGGAGCTAGGAAACGGAGATAACCTAGCTCCTTCTTCGTTGATGTGAATAGGAATTCCGAACTTTTACCGATAACTAGTACGGTGCCGGATTTCAACCTATATGTCAGAGGTGTCCTCTGTGGAGGGGTCTACGCTGCTGCTTAAGGCGCTCGGACGGTCACCCCACCAAATCCTCAACACATCACAATGATAAATTAGTGGACGACGTGATCGGGGGTGTCTTCCGTGACCGTGGTCCCCTCGTATGGGGTTTCACCGTCACTATAGGTTGCTCCGTCCACGGGGGCAATTCGGTACTGCCCGGTGGGGTTGCCTGCTTCATCGAGAATTTCGACGAGATCGACCGGAATATTGATGTCAGCGGGAATCGTGTTTTCATGTGTCATTTCTTTTCCTTCTTAGGGCAATGGCCCTAATTTAAATTAATTACTTATGAACTACAAGCATAGTCTCCTTCTCTTCAATGCAAGTGAAGCTGATGGGTCGGATACCTTCGGCATCAGAGTTACCGACAGTAAGAGAAACGATGATCTCATTGTCACGGACGATGTTCAGGGTGTAGAGAAGACCCGACACTGCATCACGTAGGTTCGCGTCCGACAGATAACACTCGATGTTTCGAAGCTGACGCATCTTGTTCTTCCTTCTCTTTAAGGAGCAAATAAACAGGGGAAGCGTTAGAATGTATTTTCTTCTTTGCAATAACCCGGCGTTCAAGCTTGTTCGTCGGGTGTTTTGTTTTCTTAATCATCGAACTCTAAAGGTTTGATAGAAGGAAGAGAAAGATACCCTTCCTCAACTAAATAAATAAGTAAGTCTTCTGTAGTAAGGTCGTTTAGTTCCAGTAGTTCTTCGATGGAGTATACATCAAGGATGGCAGCGTAATCAGTCAACTTGAGAAATAGAACCCCAACAGTAGGCAGAGAACAAAGGTGCCAAAACTTCCTGCCAGTGCTCCAGTCCAGAAGCCTGCATTGCGTGCGTCACGTATGTCGAACTCGTCGTAATCTTTTCCTACCATGTCTTTTCCTCTTCTTCGGTGGTACTATCCATCCGGGGTATTCTGCTTCTAAGTACTCGTAAGCCGCTCTAAGCAAGCTTGACCCAACATCTTTACGATGTCGTCCGACGACATATCGGTTGCAATGTATACACAGCAACCCCCTGATGTGTCCTGATCGGTGATCGTGATCGACAGCGAGCCGGGTTTTGAAGCTAGAAGATAATCGTTTACATACTGCGCAGCGTCCGCCTTGTTTCCTGAAAAGCTCATCATACTGTTCCTCTGTTATCCCAAATTTCTTAAGGAGATATCTATTCCTTGTCGAGGTCTTCAAGCTTTGCGTTCAACTCCTGAAGTTCGATCTGCCGTGTCGGATACCTATCGGAGTCCGGGTAGCGAGCACATGCTCTGACTAATTCATCTCGACGTTGAGTCCAGACGGACCGCCAAGCATTCTTCTTCCATTTTTCCATCATATTTCTTTCAAAGAAAGAAGATCGGTCAATTCACGGGTTACTGTTAAACATTTATTGTCTTCGTCAACAAGAGCCCAAATGGGACCGTGAAATTGTCCAGCTTCTCCAAGATGTCCATCAAGAAGAACTAACTTCTTATTATTAAAATAAGTAAGGGTTTTTTGAGCAGAGTAATAACGAAGTACCATATCCATAGTTGTAGCTTTGTTTAGTATTTTTATTGTAAATTGTTCCATTGCTTTAACTCAATTATATATGGAGCAGGTGGGCGAACCACCTTGGTTAAGTAGACGGGTCCTGACGCGTAAAGAAACGTCCGCAGGCCCGGATGGCATACGTGGCGAAAAGCACTGTAACTAGCTTTTGTATCGAGCTTAAGATTGCCACTTTTTCCGTCAGGGACAATCCCGCATTCGCATCGAGGTGGTTGATCTGATCGAACAACTTGCTTGTAAGCAGATATTCGTTCCCTAATAGATTGTTCTCTGAGGATGTGTTCATATAACACCATGTGTCCAAGGGTTTTGTCTACAGCCAAGAGATAGGCCCGGTCCTTAGTACGGACCAGAGGGTCATCCATTGACCCCACAAGATACCCGTCAAGTTGATCCAGATACCCAAAATTATCATCTTGTGCAATAGTTTTGTCTTTGAGCTTCTGAAGGCCAAAGGAAGAAGAAGATTTGACATCAACGATGCAACCATCAATAACGCAGTCCCTGTGGCCGGTGACTCCATCAACAGAGATTTCATCTTGCTCTCCTGTTACTTCATGTCCTGCGGCTTTCGCGAGACCGATAACGAGGTGCTCGATGATGTGTCCATAGGAGTATTTGATACGGGCATATGGAGGAAGGGGTTCTGCAAGCTCGGGGGTACGGATGCGATGCCAGAGAGCTTTAGGGCAGGAGGGGCCAAGGCCACTGAGACGTAAACCACGTGGCTCTTGTGGTCCGAAGGAAACTTTGAGAGCGCTTGCAATGTCGTCACCCATATCGGATGCGACCAGATCGGTGAGCCAGCCATTGTCGGACCCCACGAGTTTGTAGATGTCAGGGATTAGTGTGTGTATTGAAGCCAATTTACTTTACTGTTGTTGCGAGTTGCCAGATATGACCGACAAGAGGATAAGAGAGAATACCAATGATGTACCATTCGACGAACTTCAGGTTCGGTCCCTTATACTCTGGTTTGGTGTCCTTCTTCTCCAACTTCTCTTTGTCCTTCAAATACTTCTTCCAACGTTCGACTTCTTCTTCCTTCTTCTGAACGTAGGAAATCAAATCGAATTCATCTGGGATAACCAACTTCCTAGTCTTACGGCCCGACTTGGGCGGCTTGAAAGCTGTCTTGCGGTCGAGGTATTCCAACACTGCGACCAAATCTGATCCATTCTTAGCCATGTTACTTCTCCGGTTGTGGGGGCGTTGGGGGCGGGGCCAGAGCGCCACGGTATATGACACGTGGTAGTCATGGCCCCATCGCTAACTATCGCCCCTCTTTGTTAAGGAGGTTGTCCAAGTTGCCGATGGTCTATTAAACATCTTATTCTTCTGGGGGTTACATCGTTGAACATCATTGCCGATCTCCGTTCGGTTGATACTCCCTCTCTATCCAGTAATCTGCTGGAATTTTAAGGAGTGTTGAGGTTCAGGACGTCGTGAGGGGATTGATTACCCTTCTCACAATCTACGTTCGTACGGATCAGGTCCCGGCTGTATTTACGCAGAGCATATCTTGCGTGGTTTCCACTGTGTAAGATAGTGTACATATACAGAGACTGAGATGCTGATCACTTCTACACCTTCGTGTGAGCCAGTTTTGTTCCTGCTCTAACTACTTGTAGTCGTCGTTTGTTTCAGGGCTCTCCGCTTTTTTAAAAACCTTTCGGCCAAAGAGGCGGCGTTTCCTGCTTCAGATTACGCTCTTCCTGAGATGAACCTGATTCAGGTTTGCAGGGGCGTCTGCTGCCACGAAACAGGTGGTGCAGATTCAGATAAACAGAGTGACCAGATGTTAGACATCCGGACGGTCTGTCCTTTCCGTATTGGTTTCCCGTTAGTCAAAGACCTCGATTCACCACCGAGTTGGGTTACAGGCTACGGAGTGTTCGCGACCAACCTGCTAGTCCTTTTCAGCCTTGGCCCAGAGCTTCGTCAACGCAGAGCGTAGTCTAGGACCCCCTCGGGGTCATGCGTATACATGGGACTGATGGTTCATAGCCAGTGCCTAGGATCGGTTCAGGGCCGATCTTGCGCTTAATGGGTTTGAGTACGTTTAGTACCATAGCGGTACTGCTCGGTTCCATTATCTGAGCTACTTAGTCCGTCACAGACTATTCAAAGAATGGGAGATTTGAACCTCCATACTACTGCTGGTTTTTGGCTAACCTTTAACCATGCACGGGGCAGCTGCACTCGCCGATTACACTAATCATCACGGGGACCGTACCGGAGCTTAAGTCACGGCCATAAGCCATATTCCGCTATAGTTTTGGCGTACACTTCATTCTAGGTTTCACATGTGCAGATAACATCGAAGCTAACTTCCTTCAGGATGGGCTGTACCCAACAAAGGGGTCGTTGCTTCTTTAGTCTTTGCTGTCTACCAGAGCTTAAGTCTTGGTTGGTGTTGGCCTCCGCCTTTGCGTACGGACCCACTCTAGGGTAGGACTATTAAACCGCTTGCTGATGTTTAACCAGATATCACTGGAGAGGAAACGATATACACCTTGGTGTTCCCTGTTTTAGCCTCCATCGGGTAACACGACGGGAGTCCGGCTAACCTTCCGGCTGCAATGTGCACCTGATACGATCACACCTACACACTGGGGTATCCCTCAAGTATTTGGACTACGAGGGACAGTTCTTCTGTCACACGGGTCGTAAATCCGCTCCTCCATCCGTTCGATCAAACCTGTAGCTCACTTTGTCTTACAGATAGCGTCCTAAGACGTCCTACTAGGATTGGTGTGCTGAGCACGCTCCAGAACAGTAACATCAGGCAGGTCCACAACCCACCGGGGCTCATAAGTCTCCCTACGTGTTACAGGGTCTTCTACGTTTCGTACACCACTGACAGAAAAATGAATTAGGAGGTGCGTTTGGTTTAAAACCCTCTGCTCCGTCAACGTTCACGGACGCGCGGTTCCCTCCTAAAGGGAATAACAAATACCTAATTAAACAATGGTTCAGGAGCTTCAGTTAGTGATTTAACTGCGTCCTTCTCGTCTTGTGATCCAAGGTCACGATCAGGTTGGTAGGGTACAAGGTTGTCAATGCGGATGCTATCAAACCTAGCTGCCTTAGCCTTCCCACCGTTAGGCGTACCGTGCTGGTACACCTCCAATCGTACAGTGACGTCTGAGCCGTTACCGACTCTACTACCGTCGATTGGTACACCGTCTTTATCGACAACCTTAGGTGCTGCGAAGGCTACAACTTTACCCCGCATGAGCTTACTTGGCTCACGGGAGAACTGGATATAATATCCGTCGTCATCCTTCTTCATTTGGTTCTTAATACCTTGGGCCTGTAAGTCTCTAATGACTTCAAGGCTACGGGTATCGGGGTGAAGAGTTACGCTCCATTTGTCGAAGCGATTAAATCCAACCGCGTGGAGCCAAGACACCTTGCCTTGAACGTCAATAAATTCTGAAGCCAATTACTTAATTTCCTCTATACTTTCAATGGAGCATTGACCCGGTGCCAACCCGTACTCAACCTCAAAGTTTTCTTTGGCCAAATCTTCAGCCTCTTCCTTGTCGGAAGCATCAATAAAAATGGTTTCGTTAAATGAACAATTAACTGCATAACTTGTCATAATAAATTCTCTAATTTTTATTAGGTAGTTCTAAACCTTCTGGAGTATTCCAGAGATTTCCGTTTCGATCTAATGGACCTTCAACAACAGCTACATCATATAAGCCGTTATCATCGTGATAGAGATTTATTGAAGTCCATGTTCCGGGAGCCATCCCATCTAGAAGACCTGCAACAAATCCGACAACGTAGGTTGCAGTATGTTTTATACTTGCGTCATTTAAACTGGTCATTAAATTCCTCACAATATCTAAGCAAACGCTTACTTCCTAACCATACACCATCTTTGGTGTACATGTCAAATAAAATTATTTCATCCTCCTCCCATACGGGTTCACAATCAATGTGTGTGAGCCCAATTCGTTGCGATGGTGTAGTCCTTGAGATCGTCATTGTAGTAACTCCCTGCTAACGGACAATTGAGCTTCAAGTCATCTCCAACGATACGGAGACTGTCGGCTTGCATACTTGCAATAGCCAAGGCTGTCTCCATGTTATTCGGACATTCAGTCTGCCATTCATCGTGAACGAAGTTGACCAACTTTGCATCGTAATCCTTTAGCTTATCTATCCACTTCAGAGTGGCAAGCTTCATACAGACAGCTTCGCCATTTTGAAGATAACCTGACATCGCTAGATGTTTACGGTTGCTCGCTGTCTCTCCGGGAATAGCGACCTTGCGACCATCCAGTCCTGTAAACCAGCCGCGCTTTGCGTCTTTCGGAAAAACCTGTTCCTTAAGTGTCTGCCAGCCGGAATATCGGTCCAACAAATTATCAAGCGCTTGTTGTGCTTCGGGTATTGTGCACCCAAGGATTTCAGCCAGTTTAGGCAAGCCCGCTCCGAGAAGTAAAGCGTAGATGAAACGTTTTGCAGCGGCTCTAGATTTACACGTACTACCAATGATCGACTGGTTAAGCGAATGTGGATCGGTCTTGTCTTCTTTTCTGCCATTGACAAGGGCATCTGTAAACTCCTGATCGTTAATCAGATGAGCAAAGATACGGAGTTGAATTCCTTCCGCGTCAACCCCAACGAGCAGACGATTGCGAGGTGCACACCAAAGAGAGCGGAGTTCTTTGCCGAGCAACTTCTTCTTGCCCGCAGTGTCATACTCGTTGGGGATGTTGGCAGTATTGGGGGATTGATGCGCCATCCGATGAGTCCAAGCACCGATGCCATAGAATTTTCCGTGTATACGGTCATCAGCGGTTACAAGCCCTAACCATTCGGTGAGAGTTCGGCGTCTGGACTCAAGGAGGATGCGCTTAGCTAGAGTTCTAGCTGAAGGAGGGGCAGATGGGGGTAAAGTCTCTAAGTTAACTTCGTTGACTTTCCAGCCAGTCTTACTTAATTCTTGGAGCTTAGTATAGACTTCTTTCTTCTCGGTGTCAAGTGCTATTCTATTCCCTTTAGCATACTTCAGCCGATCCCACCTTCTTTGGGTATCTATGTGGGTCTGAGTACGATCTATGGGTTTCCATCCCGCTTGGTTAAGTACTTCAACAATCTGCTTATGAGAAGAAGGATTGAAGGTTGTCCAAGCGCAATAGCAAAAAGGTGCTCCAACGTTAAGATTACTAATACTATCACGCATATTTCTGGGGATGGAAGTAAGTGATATAGTTCCAAATTTAGTCTCCTTTGGAGTGATCTCTTTAATCAACTTCAACTTAGAAGGAAATGCTTCAAGGATATCTTTATCTAATGCGGCCAGTTCTTTGGAAACTTTTTCGAGGAGATTATTTGCCTTACGACTATTAAAGCCAAAACCATTGTTATGAAGCTCGTTGACCACAAGTTGAAATTCGTGTTCCAGTATAATACTAGGCCGATGTTGAATATTAGAAACATACTTAAGGTACTTAAGATATATGCGATGACATATGTCTACATCGCGAACACAATAATCCTCCATTTGTTGGGAGTATTTAGAAAAGTCTGTGAACTTCCCCTTCTCTAATCCAAACTCACGGCCGTAATCCTCGATGGAATGCCCATTCCGAGAGTAATCGACTAGTTTGGATACGATGAGGGTATCGAGCGAGTGAGGTATAATATCACGAGGTTCAAGAAGACCCAGTAATACGAGCACAGGCCAATCATAACCAAGCCAATTATGGCCCACGAATAACTCAACCTTACTACAGAATTCTCTGAAGTCACGAGCCTCTTGTGGGTCCTCTGTAAGATTCCTGAAGACATGATAACTCCCTGTGTCTAGGTCTTTAGCGACAACCAACCAGCACCTGTCAGGGTTGACAAGTGCATTACATTCTATGTCTATTACTATTCTCAAAATGACCAAACACCCGCCCGAAGGCGGGCTTAATTATCAGTGGATTACACAGAACTTCTGAAAGAAGTCAACGCAGTTGATGTGCTGGCTTGCCAGATAACCCATTGCTGCCAGCACAGCGCAGCACACGCCGATGACAGTAATATTTGACATAGCTTTTGCTGCTCTGTCCAGCAGAGTGCCTCTGTTGTTATAGTTGTTCACGCGGCTTCCTTTCGTTTGAGGACACTATCCATAAAGTGTCTAAGTAAATCTGTCTCAGCCTTCAATGACAAATCGTACTGACTTTCTTTGTCATTCTTCATGAAGGCAATGTTCTCTTTCAATTGACGCATAGTATACCAAGTAGCATGGTCAATATAGATTACGTTATTCGTATCGGTTGTCGTCTGGGTCATGGGAGATTTCCTTGGGTGGTTGTTCCACCTCTGTTTCTATACCTAGGATGACACCTAGTTCCATACGATTGCTGAACCTCTGAGGGTCTACATAGCAATCAAGAAGTTTACCATCAGGGAGCTTCCATGTAAGAAGCATCACCTTCGGGAGGTCTTTAAATAGCACATGATAGAGGTTGTAGTCAAGCTGTTGTTTCATGGTACGTTCACGTGCTACGAATGTCGTACCTGCAGCTAATTCTGCTAACCAGTTATTAACTGGCGGAGGTTCTGGTGGACCCTTCCCTCCAGTGAGAACTCGGAGTTTAGGATACTGAGTCTCTCTCAGTTCTTCCTGAACTGGTTCTTCCATGATTGTCATATTACCTCCTAGAGGTCTAACTCTTCCTGATCCTCAGGGAGTTCCCTAATGAGGATACGAACTTCTTTCGTATATTTACGGATTATGTCGTAGATCGTTGTTGGGGGGACTGTCTTTAACTTCTGGATTATCTGTCCCGCTGATTGGCCCATTAACGCCATCAACACAATCTCCTTCGTGAACGGAGATCGGTTTTTCATGGGTTGATCCCATCTTATTATCGGTTGTCTCTGACAACCTGTTTTTGATTAGTTGTAGTGCTTCATAGTAGTCGTACGTACTTCCCTTACCGCTGATCACCATCCCCAACTCCTATGGCCTATTTTCTTCGATATTTTCTTCAATGTCGGTAGCGTTATATCCTAACTTTCCCAGTTGTTGGCGAAGTTCATCTTCTGTAATGAGCATGTCATGAAATGCTTCACAGATTTCTTCCATCATTTCCCGACGCTCAGTGCTGGATATCCCGTCAAGCCATGACATCTGAGTTCTCTTTCAGAGTACAGGCTATATCGTTGAATAGAAGCTGTCCTGCCGGGCCTGTACGTCTCGCAGGACGGTTCTTACTTACGGACACAACTGTAGTTAACCGTACTCTATCGTCAGGGTTGGTGACATCACGAGAGAGATCAATCCGGATATGACAATTCTTTGAAATCATTCGTGAGCCACGTGTCTGACCAAAGTCATTGACATGACTCACCATTATCAACCCGAAGTCTAACTCCTGCGTCATTATTTCGAGGCGGGCGGAGAGGTATTCGAGGGCTTCTCTCTCTCGATCTCCGCCAAGGCCAGCCACGGATAGAGAAATAAGGTCAAACATAATCCAACGACAGCCACGGGCAGTAACGAGAAACCGAATAGTGTCAAGAAGAGCTTCTGGATCATCAGAACCAAAATGACTATAGACATGCAGACGATCGTCGGAGCGCACCACCGACTTGAGAGCACTGAATACCTCGCTAGTCGAATAGCCGCTGTCCGGCAGGTGTACTGGAGCTTGTAGCTCAATCCCCGCAATTGATTGTAAGTGTCGCTGCTTTGACTCTTCAAGGTAGATCGCACCGATCGCATCGTTAGTCTCCTTTAAGAGATGATGTTCGAGGGTATGCATTACCTCAGTCTTACCAACACCTTCCTGTGCGGTAATGAGGACGACCTCTTTCGTACGCAACCCGTAGGTCATGTACGTCAGAGTAGGAAATGGCCACGACACGCCATACTTAGGTGGTGTCGAAAGTTCCTTCTCGAACTCATCGAATGATGAAACGATGTTATCTGGGAGGAACTTCCGGCTATTCCACCACAGATTCCTTAATTCTGATTGCTCTCCGGCGTTGAGATAGTCGTTCGCATCTTTTCGAGTTCCACCGGGAAAACGGACGTCGTAGAGTTTGTTGTAGTCAAACAACTTAGCCACGGCCGCAACCGCTTCTCTACCCGGTCCATCTCCGTCGAAAGCCAAGTATATGCGCTCGAAGGAGTTAATGTAACTCCGATCCTTGGTGCAATCAGAAAGAGCAGAGCCACTTGATTTAACAGAAATAACAGGACTGTTAAGAACCTGATGAAGCGATAGAGCATCTTCGTACCCCTCTGTGATAGTTAGGTATTTGTGACTGCCGGGCGCAAACACATTAGTACCAAAACAACCAGTCTTAGATACATCGCCTACGTACTTGAAGTCCTTCGGTAATGTTCTTACCTTAGCACTCTGTCCGTCCGGGTGTGGGTATGAGATTGCAATAGGTTTCCCATCCGCATCCACCTTGGTGATGGCGTTGTATTTTCTAAATGTTTCTTTGTTAATGCCTCTGTAGGGTAAATACTCAAAGGTAAATTTATCTTCTAAAATTAGATTATCCTTAGGCTTAAAAAAGGAACAAGAAAAACAATACCCGTGCCCATCCTCATAGATGCAATAAGCATCCGAAGATGGGCAACTGGGGCAGGGAATATGCTGTTCGACGATCTTACTCAAACTTGTAGAATCTTCTCACTTCGGGGATGGGGTGGTCGTGCTCGTATATCGGAGCAGCCTTGGTAGCGAATACACCACCAAGCTGAGTGTCCCAGTATTCGGGAATACCAACGTACATCCAAGCCCGAACTACACCATTCGCTGTCACCAGCTTAGGATTAGGTTGGGCCTTAGTGTATACGACATCGACCGCAGGCAGGAAAATGGAGACACGCTTACGGACGAATTGTACCCCATTCTGCCGTAGCTTGTCAAGCTTAATAAACTGGTATGGTCGAATTGACCACAATTCTCCCTTCACCTGAGCAGGCTCAGGAGGGAACCGGACAAAGCCGGTGAGTTCTGCGTCTTTCTCCATCAAGACAGGGTGGCTTACCTTGCCGAGGTCCTTCAGATAGAACTTATAATCATCGACAGTATACGCGTACGGATGTATTGGGTCAACCCCTGATGCCGACGCTTCCGTCAGAATACGATTATGACGGTGGTCTGACATCAAATCATCAGCTACAAAGATAAGCTGACGATGATGTTGTTCGAGATACCAGATATCTGGTGTGAGTTCACATTGCCTGTGCCATGCTTCCGCCGACCTGTCAGGGTCTTGGCGGAATAGTCTTTTAACTGATTCGAACATGTTCCCTCCGAGGTTAGTAGGACCACCACCGGAACCAGAAGCCCTCCAGCCCCGGTGGTGGGATGGCATTTCTGCCGCTCCACAGTAGCCGCCTACTGTGCCTAGCCAGCAGCCGACAGCTTCTCAAACATCGGCTTCTTCTTCGCCGGTGTGCTCAGTTCAGTGTTACCTTCCTTGAGCATATACTTGGCCAGCATAATAGCGAATGTATGGTTCATATTCGCTGATGCATCTGGCCGTTCCTGCGCAAGCTTCAACCTCATCTCGTAACTCCACTTGATGAAGTCCGTGATGTCCACCTTGTCGCCAAGTTGCTTCGCGAAGTCGGCGAACTTCGCCTCCTGCTGCTGCACCTTGTCCGGCTTGAGGATCATGTCGGCGTTCTCGGAGATAGTCTTCTGAACCCCGGCATCCTTCATCATATTCTGGACATATTTCCGAGAATCTGGAGACATCAACGGTAGTACTTCCGTAGTGACGGCCTTCTCCCCGGCGGCAGGGGCGTTGGTCATCTTGGTCTCCGGAAGGTTCTCCGTCTCGGTGTCCTTGTCGCGTTCGGGGTTCTTCGCAAGCTGCATCACACCGATGGCTTCGGTGCCGAGAGCCTTCACTTGACTGAAGGACATCACCTTGCCTTGTGGATCGACGTAGACGTCAACGGATACAGCGTTCTCCCAACCCTTCGGTTTGTAACCGATCTTGTGCTTATACCAGTTACCCTTGTCCTTCCTGCTGAGATGAGCAGGGGGCTTCTCCTTCTTGGTAGTGTAATTCTTGATGACTGCTGTCTCAGCCTTCGGTGCCGAAGCCGCTGCCTCAGCAGCTGCTGGAGACGACGGCGTTGCCTTCTCCCTCACCGTAGACTTACCGATCTTTTCGAACATCGCCTTCTTCGGCGGCTCCTTCGGAGGTTCCTTCTTCCCCTCCGCTACGTAACCATGAGTGTTGCTTGTCCAACCCCATGGGAATTCAGCCTGAGTGTCACCTTGAACGAACGACACCGATTCACCGTTCGCTGCGACGATAGTGATGTTGCCGCGTGAGACAGAGTTGAGAAGCATCTCCTTCCGGAAGAACGGCTTCTTCACCGTCTCCATCAGCTTCGTGAGATCACCATCCACCATGTCGTAGAGACCCTGAAACTTATCCTTCAGGACCTCATGCACCATGTGGTACTCCGGTGGCAGAGCGGAATCCGTCTTGGCATGGCCGGGGAAGTTGCCCTCGATGAAGGCAATGATCTTCGGAACGCCGTCCATCTCGACGAGGATATACGGCGACGTACTTTCCTCGGAGAGAGCATCTTCAGAATTGGCGAAATAGAAAGTGATGTCGTTCTTCTCGAACGTCTGCATCGTCTCCTGAATGAACTCCACGGTCAGATCAGTACCGTGGTTGATCAGGAGAGACTTCTCGCCGTCGGTATCCGAGACGATGGCTGCTCCCCACCCATTGGGATTGGCCTCCAATACCTTCTCTAAGAAGGCGTTTGGAATGAATGTCTTGGCATTACGTCTTACGATAGTTCCCGTTTGCATCTTCTTCTCCGTTTATCGGAACCCCTCCGACTGGGTTGAGCTAAGCTTTCGCTGGTTTGTCGAACATATGCTTCGGCTTTGGTTTATCCGGCAAAGGCACAGGTCCGTTCTGTCCCCTAGCCAGCCGCTTCTGGATGTTCTCTTTCAGCAGAACAGGTGATGGAAATAGTTCCTTCACTGGCCAGTACTTACGTGCATCACGATAGAGTTCGTTGGCTTCAGCACGGGTATACTCCCCATGATAAACCCTCTCCTCCACGTAATCCACTAACTTGTCGATCGCATCTCTGCGAACGTATTCTCTTCTTGCTCGCCGACGTGACATTCTTCCTCTCCCGAAAGGGATTACGTTATTCCAATACCACGTACGGCTACGCTCCCAACGATAAATGCCGTACACAGCTAGTCCTGCCAAGAGACTGCCGAAGAAGAAGGTGACATTCCACCACTCCGGGTCTCTGTTGTAGATCGGTTCGAACTGTCTTACGAAGTCAATAGCTCTCTCCATTGTTCACTCCAACGTCCGAAATGGACTAATAAAACTACCATTCTAGAAAAATAGATACAAAAAATACCGTAGGATGATGCGCTACGGGACTCAACATTACAGGGAAAGGGTGCCCCCGGCAGGGAGCGTCGGGGCTAGTCACTATACCGGGGGCTGGTAACGGCTAGCTCTTGGGAGGAGCCACCGGGTTGCCGCTACCAATTCGTTCAAACTTAGGAGCCTTCTTCGGTGAGGAGATAGTCTCGACCCACCGGACTCTCTTATCTTTGAGGGCATCAAGTGCTCTCTTCTTTGTCGGATATACAGTGCTTCGTCGTATGAAGCGCTTCTGATAATCCACATCCACGAAGAAGAACTGAGTTAGATTAAAATACAAATCCAGTGTTCCCGTGATGTTATCCACCAAGCGGATACGCATCTCGCGTGGTGTATTCTTGACAATATCATCGTACCTCAATAGGAGTTCAGCCATTGGCTGCGTCAATCCTAATGTTATAGGCAACGCTTGATCGTAACTATGGACACGTTGGTAGTATTCCTGCATCCGTTCCTTGTCGGGGCCACGGCCAGTATTGATGACTTGCTTGCTGAGCGACACCTCGCCAGCGTACACAACAATGTGCTTACCAGTCGGAACCATATCCTCCTCGGCAGTACCGGGGTTGGTTACGTTTACATCTTGGTACTTCCCTCTATCTACACGCTCTGTTGTGAAGCGCGTAGTATTCCCGCTGAAGACAGCGTATCTTCCACGTCGCTTGTTCTTGAGTATCTTCTGTTGAATGTACCGGTTAGCCATACTTTCCTCCCGATTACGATCAAGTCCCAACTCGATCATAGTAGTATTATACCTCAGAAAAATCTTCAACGCAAACGACTACCTTAACTAGGAGGCTCCGGTGAGGGATACTTCTCCATTAATGCTGTGATTGGCAGCTGAAACTCCTCCTCCGAAATCTCGACGGTGTAGAAATTACCCGGAGAAGGTCGTGAGTCACTACTCCACCGGGAGGCTGCAACCTTTCCGAGGGTCTTATAATAACCGAACCAGTATGTAGTTTTACCCACGGCGAAACTCCTTCTCCATCTTCAAGATGTTCTTGATGATAGTTGCTTTGATGGGGTATTCAACTCCACACTTCATCACCTTACGGTGACGGGTAAGTTCGTGGTGTTTAAAATCTACACCACAACCTTGACATTTCTCCAATTTAGCCATTGACAACCTCCGATATTCATGATAAAAGCGTTGATCCGCCGCAGGTTAGATATACCTAGTCCCTACCTACAGCACGCTGGTACCGTCGTATAAACTTCCGGATAAGGTACACCGGAAGCAACACGACAATGACCAGCACTACACCTGCGATAATCACTCAGTCACCGGAGACTGGTCTACGCTGTAGAACGTACAGGTAGGGTAGAGCGTACGGATGGCGTTGATGAGATCAACGGGATCGGTGCTCTTGGGGATACTTAGAATAGTCCCAAGCATTTCTCCCGTCTCTTCGTCACGCTCATCATCGATGCAGATAAAGATTTCCAGCATAATAGTGCTCCTTTGCGACCTGTCAGACTTGTGAAATGAAGGTTTAAGGATGACCTACAACCACGCCGTACTATCGGTAGTTAGGATCAGGGTTGACGGAACTGACCTTAAACCCGGCGTCTCGGTACTCGATCTCGACGCCAACCCACTTCTTCAAGTTCACAGGCACGTTGACACTGGCTTCACGAAGATGTTTCGCCATGTCCTTCAACTCTTGCGCTCGTCCGATCAGTGCCTCAGCACGTTCTTCGAGCATGTTGGCAGTATCTTCGAACTGATTGCCGATGATGTCACACACATCTTCGACACTCTTCGGTAATCTATCCACCTCCGGAATACGCTGGAGGTCTTGGGCCATTGCTTTTACCACATTAGTCATGTTTGCTCCGATTATTCCCACCAATAGACGGTATTGCCTACGGTGATTTCCCGTTTGATGATGTTTACTTTCAAGTCTGTGTCTATCGCATGGATAGGACATAGACTTTTAAGTACACGGACTAGTCTTTTTAATTCCTTTCTTGTTAAAGGAGGATTGACAGCATCTTGAACACATATCTCCTTCAGTTCAGACATGATAAGGATACTTCCTTGTCCTTCACCATCTTGACCCACGGCTTACCATCGACATCAAGCCGATGTACTACCCGCCAGCCCACCAATAGCAGGCAGCGGTATTCCAGCCCATCTAGTGGGCAATACCACACCATCATGTTCGCACCCCTACAATTAGAAGATACATGATATGACCCTCACGTTGTGATCTTGTGCAACATGGCCACATACACATACAGGCCAGCTGTCCTTTCCCACTACGAATTCTCGTGATGGACGATAGATGGCACACAAGTGGAGAGGACATAAATCACACGTGTAATCATCCTCGTGTACGGTGCACCCGTTGAGGTTCATTGGCTGACCCACAGCCTTGAACTTACAAATACATTTAGACATTAGGAACCTCCATGTCACACAGAGGTAAAGCAATGTCCATCGTAACACGGACAGCACTAGGATGCATACGTTTGTATACACTCACCACATCGTCGATACGTTTGTGCTCGGTCACAGACATATCAATCTTGTACATGTCGAGGGGTTTACCTTCTCTGGTCCAACCCATGATGATGATAATCATTTGGAAGCCTCTCTTTGAGCCTTCCATTCCCACTTCGGGCAATACTCCCAAGGCGAAGGTTGCTGCACCATATACATAGCGGTGTTATCACTGACACGAATGATTTCGTTAGTACGGGTATTCTTAACACACTTCATAGCCGTAGCTCCATGTTTGAGATAAGAGCTTGCTATACCTGCAAGCAAGGTGACTACGCTTCCCTTGTAGAGCTTACGTCGTACATTCCCCGTAGTAGGGTAAGGTTGAACGGGCACAGTGTCCCTATGAACGATAGTAACCTAACGGTTACTAGACGTACATCAATGAAGGCATCACCGACGTGTTGGAGAATGGCTTGGCCCGCTAGGACTAGAGGCCCGTCGCTTCCTTCATTTCTTCTCTCCATTATTTGAATACTACCACGAACAATCTTTGAACACAAACGACAACCTTAACAGAAACAATGAGTTAGCTAAAACCTAGACCTATGAGGAAAGATCGACTCGTGTTTTAGCTATAATTAGAAACGAGCATATACAGCACTGCTTATGGATCGTATGGCCGGAGCGTACGAGTATGGTTGGGACCTGTCAGACTATCGGGTGTGACATTTATGCAACAGTGATAGATATGTCACTGTGGTATAAACATCACACCATGGTACACAGTATGTGGCATATGGTATACTGGATGCCACGGAATTGAAGACAAAGAAAAACCCCGCAAGCGGTTAAGCCTGCGGGGTTCTGTTAGTGGTTAGGCGGTCTTTTGTTCCGGCCCATTAAGCCGCTCGTTGTACCATTTCTCGTTGGTCGTATAGATAGGCTTCAAGAGCAGATAAAGAGCGCAGTAGGCTTCTTTGGTGTCCTCGTTGTCCGGGCTGTTAAGACGGGTGCGAAGCGCAGCCATCTTATCCCGTTCACTAAGGTTGCGCCACACTCCGACGATAGCATCGTCCATCTTTTCGGGAGTGAAGTCTGTTGCCTCTGGCGTTTCCGGTTCCGTCTTAGCAGTAGAAACCAGTTCCGCCATCGTGCCGCCGTTAGGCATACGCAACGCCTTGGCAACATCGAAGGCAAGCACTTGCGTCACGCTGAAGTCACGGCCTTCGCCGGGATTATCGGCGGGTGCCATCCAAAGAGGCTTAGGGGAATTCGTGACTAGCTTGCCATCCGGCTTGCTCTTCCCGTATTCCTTCGGCCACATTGCACAACGGCCCTTATCATGGCCGGTAATGAAGTCACACGTAACGTGTTCCATTCCTTCAATCTCAATCAACTGCTTGATAAGAGCAAAGGCACGCTTGAACATTCCTCGCATGGCGTTGCGTTGTGCTGTCGCAGTAGACAGCATTGCCGCAAGGTCACGCTTTGAAATGGTCTTACCCTTGAAACGAGGGACAGAGCCAGCGGCTTTCTGTTCCCGTTTGACATCATCGATATCGGTTTCAAAGACCTTGCCTTCCGGCATGGTTGAAACAAAATCATTGTGCCACACGGTACGGATTGCCTTTCCGGTTTGATCCGTAGTCTCAACAATATCTGCCAACTCATTAGAGTTAGGGATAGTCCGCTTGCCGGTTTCTGCTTTTGAACCCGGCCACGGAACACTCGCCAATGCCTGCTTTGGCAAGACACGCTTCAAGTGTGAAGCAATGTCAACGGCGGTCGTCTTGTTCTTCATTGCCGCTTCGATGCAGACAGTAATTTCTTTCGTGAAGTCACTGTCTGCCGCGATACGCGAAACGATGGTGGAAATGCCCGGATCGGTGATTGCAATCCCTGCCATCGTGCTTTCACACTTTGTCAGAAATTCAATCTTATCTTCACCGTCCATTTCGTCCCATTTCTCTACATCCTTTTCAATGACAGCCGAAAGGCTTTCATCGGTCAGGCGAAGATCATGCCCGGATGCTTCCAAGAACGTCTCGCGGATTGCAGTCAATTGCTTAGCTTTTAACATAGTAAGTCTCCGTTTGTTGTGCTTCTCAATCGTCCGTGTCTGCCCTGTTGTTAACCTGTCAGAGGTTAGTTTTATTCCAATTGTCCCACATATAGACAATGATTGGATCATCCGGATTGCTAACATCGTCAATGTTAACGCAACCCACATAATCATATTTCACTATCAAAGGGATAGCAGGCACTGAATAGTGTGGCTTTGTATCACCGCAGTAATACAAAACCTCTTTCATGTAAGATACGCCAGATACTTCAATCATGTTATTGGGTTCATGATATACGATAATCATAACGTCACCATTGAAACGAACCATACAACCCAGACAGCACAACCTGTCAGGGTTATGGTTAGTTCCCAAAGGTTAGGACGTTCACCTAGATATTGAACAGGGTATTTCATCGCTATTCCTTTCCCCGATTGCAGGGCAGGCATAGACGATTGAGTAGCGGTTTCACAATGAGATAGAACCTATTCCGCCGTTGCCTTGAGCCTGTAAACCCGTAGGACAGGAGTAGAGCGAAGCGGACTAGGGCTAATCGGAACCCCGATCAACCATCAACAGCCTAGCACTCTAAATGTGGCGACACAAAGGCCTAACTATGTGATATTAGTCACATTCACGCTTTCGTGATGAAACTGGTTAGATATGCGTCCAGAACATAGGAACTGTGGCAACACTGTGATTGAGGTATGCAACAGACGCATAACTATCGCGCTGCACCATTGGATTAGAAAGTCAGTGAGTAGCCTTACGACTAGACCCATGCTTACCCTACCTCGTTTGAAACCCTATCCATTGGCCTTCCTATTGCCAATGAGACGCCATTGGCGTTGTGCAGTGCAGCACACAGTCTGATGGAACATATATAGAACGATACCTATAGTTCATACTATGTTCTTTTAGTATATTCCCTACCGAACTAACGATAATCTTATAGTCAGACAGACATAAGTATATCTTATGGTTGCTGGCTCCATAAGTATTACTTATGTATAACGTATGTATCAATGTAACTTATACACTACGGCATACGTAATACCGTATACCATGAGTAGCATTACAAGCTAAGTATCTTACACAATACTATCGTATGCAATTGGTTCGTAGGCAATTAAATTGTGCACGATTGAATGCCATCCGCTGCCAAAACCGACCATAGGGGGTCGGGGGTCCCTTGATCGCGCAT